TCTCGTAGCCAGGGTTCTTATCAATCCTGTTGCGTAGCCAAGCGTCATCGTACCAAATGATTTTGTTATTGGGGTACGCGTAAAAGTTTCCGTTGTCCATGCGGAAGAAATGTGCACACTTGTGCTCGGGCGTTTCACTGAAGTTGGTGTTAAGAGTTGACTTTGATTCCCAAGACCAATCCAAGGTAAACATATAGACGCCTTGATTGCGTTCTCCTTTGTAGTTAATTAACTCTGCACGTAAGTTGGCAAGACGTGAGCGCACCTGCACATCGATATAGGGAGAGAAGCAATCCCACCACATGCACTCGTTCAACGCAGGGACTGGCGCATCTGGTTTCCAGCACAACGCATGGATTGGGCGACGGGTCCAGTTGACGCCATTCTCCAGAAACACCTCAAACAAGGGGACGCGTTTCTCTAAGGAAGCTACGGAATGTACGTCGCAAGGCGTTACGTCGCCCTGACCTTGCTTGTGATTGTATAAAAACTCGTTGCGTATATAGCAAGTGAAGGTCGGTAGGTTGTGGTTGAGATATGCCACAAAAAATCCCGGTTGTTATACCGGGATCATAGCTTCCTTCTACGCTTTGCTGGGCACCACGTTCGTAACGTGGAAGGGGTTTCGACTATTACCCCTAGAGCTGAATTGCTCCACGTGTCAGGATATCACAACAAGGGCGTTACTTTTTCTTTTTGGCTGCCGCTTCTTTTTTCTTGGCAATCATTTCTTTGAACTTGTCGCGTGCTTCGGTCTGCTTAGCAGATGCGCCACCTTTCCCCTTTGGGGGCACAGCACCTTTCTTCGGAGGCACGGGTTTCTTTTTTTCCATGGTAAAAAGGAATCTTTGTTAAGTATAAATGAGCTACTTATCCCTGTAGCGTTTTGCTACGCGGGCTGCACGTCCTGCTTTCTTTGCAGTATCTGTGTTAGGTACAAACTGTTTGCCTTTGCGGCTACCAGCTCTTTTCTTCTGATCCGTCTCTTGACGTTCTTCTTTAGACAGCGATGCCCACGCAGCCTTTGGTAGGTAACGCTTGGTATATCCCTTTTGTATAGCCTTGTCAACGGCCATTTTAAATATGATTCCAGGTCTTTCTTTTTATAATAGCCGAAATAGTTTTGTGATCTACATTAAACATTCTTCCCAACTTTCGCATGCCATATCCTTTGTCCCCGAGTTTTCTAATCTCTAAAATCTGATCCTCTATTAATTTAGAACTACCAACTTTGCTGCCAACTGCTGATTTCTTTTCCGAAGAATTTTCTTCTAACAGCTTCCAAATAACATTGCCCGGCTGGTAATTACCTTGATCATTAAGCCGCGAAAGAACATGACCTTCAGGCCTTTCTCCCATGTCTTCCAAAAAACATTTAAAACAACGCCACCGATCGCAAACAGTGACTCCAATAGCGCCGTAATATCTGTAACTAACACTTGATTTTAAAAAACAACGGTCATACATTGCACGCCAACTGTTGTAAGTGACTGAACGTTTTGTTTCCCCTCGTTTACCTAAGTTATGGCCGTGAATTTTTTTGGGCATTGCGCTGCTTTGCTTTTTTGGCTACTTTAGCAGCTTTCAAACCCTTTTCGTATTCTTCTCGAGTGCTCCAATCCTCTTTGCCCCATTTCTCCAAAGACTTTTGTTTTTCTCCCTTGCCACCTTTGTAACCACCACCAGCTTCCTTGTACTCCTGTGCGACAAGCTGGGCCTTACGCGCAGACCACTGCCCAGGCTTGCCACCTTTAGAGCCTGCCATTACACGATCTTTAATGCGTTCGCGTAACTCGGGTTTTGTGTATTTATTCTCCTGAGACATCAGGATTATTTTTTCTTTCTTCTATTATTTTAGCCCACTTACATGGTTTGGCATTCAGCTCCCAGTCCTTTGGTGGATTGGGAAACATAACACGTAATTGATAAAAGTATTTTGCGAGGCGTTCAGCCTCGGTAGGGATTCTGCTTCTCTTCATCCTTGCTAATAAACTGCGACATGAGATCGTCTACCTGTTCCAAGGATTCAAGGCGGCAGAGAATGTCGGAGATAGTTGAGATAGTAATCGGATGTTCTGCGCGAGCAGCAAAAGCTAATGCATCGCGCATATTGTTGGCGGCATCGTTAATTGCAGCCTTAACTTGAGCAGAGAGAGCCATTTCGGAGGGGCGCGGTTTCCTTACTATAGTAAACATGCGTAGCCAAATGTCTATATCTATTGTGTTATATGTGTGATAACAACGCAAGTACGGATAACTACAACCAGATCCAGCCAATTTGGTATTGATCAAACCAAGGTTCAATGCCAATTGATTCCATCAGCTCATAGATAAGGCGTCCCTTGCCGTAGCGTTGGCCATTTGGAGCCTTGATGTTGTCGTCTACTACGATCAACGTGTTGTTGCGCAGGAATTCTTTGGCACAAAACAACTCTTTAAGATGATGGGCAGCGGGGGCCCAATCGTTTCGCCAATCAGTAATGTTGTACGAATCTAGGTACAGCACAGCAAGATCTTCAAGTGCGGTAAATGTTTCCAGGAATTCGACAGAGTCTGCTTCATAGACCTCCGCATGTTTTGTACTTGCAGTAGCAAGTTCACAAGCGGCGGGATCAATATCGACCGATACCAGGCGTCCGGTCTTCCTGATATCAATGTAGTTATCAAATAAAAGAGTCGAGCAACCGTCACCTGTGTAGTTGTTTTCTTCTCGATATGTCCCTGTTTCAATGATCAACGGATCTTCAAACTCATCTAGGTGCTCAAAGATCTTCTCAAATGTTGCTGCACGGGCGCCAAGAGAAGGCTTGACAGTTGCAAAGTAATCTTCCCAAGTATGTGCCATGCTAGAAATCAACCCTTGTGTATGCAATCTCTTGGGATTTTAAATCATTTTCGTACTGCTCTGCTTCAATTGTTTCTACATCAACGAAAGAAAGTCCTTCGAAACAGCCTGTACGGCAGTCTTCGTCAAACTCAAAATAAAATCTCGTTAAGTTTGATGTCATGGGTTGCGCACCAAATAAAGATGAAGGTAAGGGTAAGCATGGCAATGCGGCCGTTAACGCGCTCGGCATACCAAATGTGATCATCAAAGTTTGTGTGTCGTTTCCAAAACTTAAGGTCGGGTGCTTCTTCCCAGATAAATTTTAGGAGGGCTGCTGGAACCCAGGAAACACACGACCAATAGCCTTGGATTCCAAGCCAGAACTTGTTCATTGGCGTGAAAGGACTTCTGTAAAGAACAGGTAGGCATCCATGCTAATCACGACGAGCATAGCCCCAAGGATTGAGGCAATTGCGTAGTTGAATCCGTCCATACCAACTGGTTGATTTATATGTTAAGTTAGCAGCAATATACAAAACCGTCGATGGTTGCTAAAATAAATACATCCGATCCTTGGATCAAGGCCAAGGACGAGCAACCAGAAGTTATGCGGTCACTCAATAGGACCGCAGCCAGAATTACGCTTAACGGTAAGAGGCACTATACAACACCGTTACCCACTGGACCTGCGCCGTCTGTAACTACTATTATTAGTGAGACAGCTTCCGAAGCAAACAAACGGAAGCTCGAAATGTGGTCTAAAAACAACCCAGGTGTTAAAGAGGCTGCTGCCGAAAGGGGTACCGCCATCCACTATGGTATGGAGCAGTACCTTAAGGGGAATAAAAATCCGGAAATCAAAGATGAATATGCGGACTTTTGGGCGGGTATGCCAGGGATTCTTGATCAATTTCAGGAGGTTCTCTGGGCGGAATCCCCTGTACTGGAACGTTTTAATTTTACTGTTGGTTCTGATGATGTGGCTCGCGTCTGGGGTTGCGATTCAGAAGGCCGTGCTTGGGCTGGCGCTCCTGACATTATTGCTGTTGCCAATAACAAGCTGACGCTTGCCGACCTGAAGACCAGTGTCAAACCCTATAGCCGCAAGTGGCCTAAAGACTTGGAGAAGGGCTCCCAAGAGTGGAGGGATCTGCTCGGCGGTCACCTCAAGTTCAAAAAAACATGTAAACAACTAGCAGCATACGATATCGCTATTGAACAGACGTTGGGAATGACGGTACAACAGGCAGCAATCCTAGTTTCAACTCCCGTGCGCACTCAAGTGTTTAAGATATCCCGTCATTTTTTAGACTCATTGCGAGAAGACTGGTACGCACTGGTCGCTGAATACTATACTCAAATCGAAAACTGTGGTGTTTATGACCCAGATCTTATCTAAACTTTGCATACGCTGTAAAAACAACAAAACCCTGGAAAGCTTTGGTTTTTCAGGGTATGTCAAAAAAACTGGCGAAAAAAGCCGCTGCACTTATTGCCGTGATTGTCAAAATGAACTAAGAGTTGAAAGGAAATTTGGAGTTTCTTATCGTGAGTATCAAAAAATACTAGAAGCTCAAGGAGGTTGCTGTGGTAACCCTAACTGTAAAACAAAAAAACCTGGAGCCCCTGGGCGTAAACGATTTTATATTGATCATTGCCATGTTACGGGAAAAATAAGGGGACTACTGTGTCATTCTTGTAACCTTGCTCTTGGTCATGTTCAAGATGACGTTAAAAAACTAAAAGGTTTAATTGAGTATTTAAATGATGAATCAATTAATTGGGGATATGTTAAAAGCTATCATCAAGTGGTGGAAGAAGACGTGGTTTGAAGCCAAGCTCAAAGCGCGGCTCACCATGATCGAATGGGAAAATCAATGGGAAGCTCAACGGGAGCTTGAGGAACAGAATAAGCCGATCTATATTGAACATGAAATAAATCCGGAACTCCAGACAGGTGAGTCCAGGAAACTGGGCGGAGCCATGGAGCTACGTGCGCCTTGGTACAATGACCCCATACAACCCCAACGGCAAGATGGAGTGCAGGAAGCGCCTGGCATGGACGATCGCCTGTGAGCAAGCTGTCGTCACAAAAGAAGACGCTATCGCTCTCTACAACAAAATTATGAAAGATTTCGAGGCAACTGATAAGAGAAATAAATACAGAGAACGCGAGTCCAATAAGACTCAACAATCTTAAGTTTTGGTCGATGGATGGCATGGGTTGGGGACCGTAGGATAAGAAAACAACCCAGCCTCCCTCCTCATGGACATTACTGTCGGCATGGGTGAGTGGATGAATAGTCTCATGAGTCGCATGACAAGTGCGGCAGATGGGGACTGTTTTTATCTGCCCACACTCATGCACCTCCATGCTTACAACTTGCTAAAGGAGAGCTGTTTCCCAGATAAAAACTTTAAAGTAGCCGTAGAAAAGACTGTTTTAAGCAAATGACGCAAAAGCAATACGCTGTTAAGCCAGGTGAAATTCGCCTTGATCTTCTCCCTATTGACTGGCCCTTCACACCATTAGGCGGTAAAAAAGATCCGTATGTCATTGGCTGGCAAAAGAAACCTTTTAGTGCCGATGAGATCGAAAAAGAAATTCTGTCAGGTGACTGCAAGGCGGTTGGTCTCCATGGGGGTCCTGTCTTCAATCATCCCTATGGTTTGGTTTGGGTTGATGTGGATGGAGCAAGCATCTACAAACTTGTGGAAGAAATCTCTGGTCTTCCGTTCAACAATGCACTTCCTCCAACTCTCACCATTCTGAGTGGTAAACCCGGACGCGAACGCAAGCTATATCGTGTTGAAAAGAAAAAACACGATGCTTTCCTGCGTAATAAGTACGTTTGGCATAGTAAGGAAGTAGCCGAAGAAAAACTTGAAATCCTTTGGAAGCGGCACCAAGGGGTATTGATGGGTCTACATCCAGAGACTAAAGGTTACTTCACCGCAGAAGGTCAGGGTTTCGAGTGGGTTAATCGTCTACCAGAGATGCCAGCTTGGTTGCTGAATGGCATCATCAATAAAAACGTACAGCAAGGTAAACCGCCACAAGAAATTACGCGGCGGGTAACAGCAGGCAGTGTTGTCCAATCAATAACTGGACAAGAACGGGAAATCCAAAACGCAAAGGAAGCGGCTTGGGCATTACCTCCTGAAGCTGCAGACGACTACGATCTTTGGATCATTGTTGGACAGACGCTTCATTCAGTTGATGAATCGCTACTGGATGAGTGGGATGCTTGGTCCAGGCAATCGGAAAAGTATCAAGAGGGTGAGTGTCACAGGCGTTGGCTTTCCTTTACGAAGGGTGGTGGCCGCACGGCTGGGACTCTTTTCCACATGGCAAAGGAGAATGGTTGGTCTCCTTCTCAGGACTATCGTGCGTTTGGTGTTGATGATGAGACACTGGAGCATGTTTCAAAACTGGTTGAACAAATTGACGAGGATTTAAAACAAATGGCATCTGTTCCAGCGGCGGTTGAGAAAGATAAAGCTGAGGCTTGGAGTAATACGCACCAAATGCTGGCGCAGAAAACAAGCAAGAAAAAAGAAGAAAAGGAAGATAAGCGGCTTTCATCGGATGTGATTGCGGATCGTGTGTTCGACATGTATACCGGCAATCTCCGGTACAGTCAACCTCATGGTCAGTTTTTCTTATATGACCAGCGGAAAGGATTATGGGAGCCTTTGACCAAGGTTGAGATGCTTGGGAGCTTGCGAGAAAAACTCAAAACCCTTGTCACCATAGAAAACGACAAGTTCAAAGGGTTCAGCACGAACCTTATGAATGACATCTACTCGCAACTGCAATCTATCATTCCTTTTGATGAGTGGTACGACGGCTCCAGGTATCTGCTGTTTACCAATGGGGTCTTGGATGTTGAGACCAAGGAGCTGATGGATTTCCGCCGGGATCTTTATCTGACGCAGCAAATGCCCTACGACTATGATCCTGCTGCTACATGTGAAGAAATTGTTAAGTGGCTGAAGCACACGCAGCATGACAGCTACCAGCGGGCACAGGTTCTTCGTGCCTGGCTGAGGGCAACACTACTCGGTCGCCATGAAATTCAGAAGTTTGTTGAAATCGTGGGACCCGGTAAGTCTGGTAAATCAACCTATGCAAACCTTGCTGTTGCACTGGTTGGTAAGCAGAATACTTACTCAACGGACTTTGAAAACCTGGAGAAGAACCGTTTTGAGGCGGCAAGTTACATGGGTAAGAAGCTGCTTCTCTTCCAGGATGCAGATCGATGGGGTGGTTCTGTCTCCAAACTGAAAGCAATCACGGGTGGTGACTGGATTCGCTCGGAACGTAAGTATCAAACTGAAAGTCAAGATCCATTCCAGTACCACGGAATGGTCATGATTACAGCTAATGAAGCTATCCAGTCTACCGACTACACATCTGGTCTTGCCCGTCGCCGTCTGACTATTCCCTTTGATCGTCCCTTTGCCGGTGGCCAAGCAGAACAAAAGGAACTAATTAAGTTCGACAACAAAGGTAACCCGCAAGGTGTCTTTGCTCCTCTTCTGGCTGGTCTCGTCAACTGGTTACTGGATATGACAGAGGAGGACATGCGTTCCTATCTCATGGAAACTGGTAAGAATGTCTCGTTCTTCCAGCGGTATGAGAAGACGCAAAGCCTGCGCTCTAATCCACTACTGGACTGGATGGACCATAAAGTTGTCTTTGATCCGAACGTCAGCTCTCCCGTTGGCTTCTGTAAGGTGCAACCGGGCGGTGGTTCCGGTTACTACGACAACTGGGACAAATGGTTGTACGCAAGCTATGCAGAATTCTGCCGCAGCTGCAATGTCGGCATCATGTCGCGTGGTCGTTTTGAACCCCTATTCCTGGACATCTGTCGCCACCAGCTAAAGATCAATGTCTACGGCGTTAAGAACAGTAAGGGACTGCGCATCATCAATGCTGTTGTCCGTGACTCAAATAAAACGCAGTATGAAAACTATCCCTCCATTGTTGAGGTCGCGGCTAATCCTGAAAAATACAGCGAATTCTATGGGGCCTGCTTATCAACAACTACCGATGAGATAATGGATGAAAATGCAACAGACATGTGAGCAACGGACGCCATCTCATCTTGGATCTCTATGACTGTAATCCAGAGATCCTTAATGATTATGAGGAGCTTCAGCGATTGCTAGAGGCTTCTCTTGTGATGGCGAAAGCTACAATCTTGCGCATTATTGGTGAAAAATTTGAGCCACAAGGCGTGACACTATTGGCATTACTGGCCGAATCCCATGCATCCATTCACACCTGGCCTGAGATTGGATACTGTGCAATTGATCTCTATACCTGTGGCGACACTACGCAGACACACAAAGCTGCAGAGTTTCTTAAAAAGAAACTGAACGCTAAAACATCAGAAGAAAGAGAGTTGACACGTTCAATAACTCCTCTTGTTTCGGTATAGTTAATCGGAAGGTACCCGATTATCCATGAGTAAAAAGACAAAGATTTTGTGGTGTGGTGACATCGTCGCCATGACTGGCTTCGCACGCGTCACCGAAAACGTCATCTATCGCCTGAAGGATGACTTCGAGATTGTTGTCCTCGGCCACAACTGGTGGGGTGACCCGTGCGATCAACAGAAAGATTTCAAGATGTATCCGTCGTCCAACCGGTTCCAGACGGCGCCCTTTGGTGAGCAACGCATTCGAGAGATAGTAGAAAAAGAAGAACCGGATATCGTTTTCTCGATTAACGATATGTGGATTATCAATGAGCAATACCGGCAAATCGAGGATCTACACAGGGCGGGTAGGTTCAAGTTCGTTGGTTACGCCCCAATGGACTCGTATGGGTGGATTGGCTGCCTTGCGGATACCGCCAACAACTGGGACTCCATCATTTCCTATACGGAATTTGGTGCTCACGAATTTGTAAAAGGTGGCATCAATAAACCGATCGCCGTCATCCCCCACGGCGTTACGCCTGGTCAGTTCTATCCCAAGGACAAGGCGGAATGTCGTCGCAAGCTGGGTCTCGATGAAGACCTTTTCATCGTGTTCAACGGAAACAGGAATCAGTTCCGTAAGCGGATTGACATCACCATCAAGGCATTTGCCGAGTTTGCGGTTGGGCGCCCTGAGACCCGTCTGTACCTCCACATGGGCATGAAGGACCAAGGCTGGGATGTGATGAATATCTTCGGCAGGGAAATGTCAAGGATGGGTCTGGATCCCAACGGGCGCATCATCATGACAGCACAGACGGAAGGGCCGCCGAACGTATCCGTGGACATGCTCAACACCATCTATAACGCCTGTGATGTGGGCATCAATACCTGCAAAGGTGAGGGCTGGGGTCTTGTCAACTTTGAACACGCTGCATGTGGTGTGCCACAGGTGGTGCCTGACCATACGTCATGCAAGGAGATCTTTGAGGGCTATGGCGAGCTGATCCGCTGCGACCACGTTGATGTGGATACCAATTACGGACGTGAGATGCCTTGCCCCTCTGTTGAGCACCTCGTGGAAATCCTGGACCAGCTCTACACATTTCCTGAGATATGCGACAAGGTTGGGCAGCAGTGCTACCGGCGGGCTACTGATCCTCAATTCTCATGGGACACAGTTGCGTCTCAGTTTGGTGGCATCTTTGAGGATGTGATGAACCAGGTGGATCACTCAGTCCAACCTGAGATCAATGTTGAGATTGGTGAGAAGCCCAAAGCACGTAAGAAGAAAGGTAAACCGATGCGTCGTGAGCTGGCAAGTGCCGTAAAGTAAGCGGGCGACAAATGGGGAGACCGGCCTCTGCTGAAAAGCAGGGGCTTTTTTTGTTGCGTGGTGATACAAAACTAGGGAACAACGGTCGGACTTTGGTCGGACTTTCCGACTTTGGGGGTATTTCTATCTTTAATCACACGAGAGCCCATACACTTTGGGGGGTTAAAGTGTATGGGTAGCAGGATCACGTTCTCGGCTTGGTCTCACGGTAAGAAACCCTTACACTTTGACCCCCCGAAATGTAAGGGGAGTTTTTAGAATAAAGGTGAAACCGGGGGCAAAGTCGGAAAGTCTGCCCTCCCCCTCCCATCTATTTCAATTCATGGCAAACATCCCCAAAAAGATCGCATCCCTGGTAAAGGAGCACGACTCTTTCCGTCATGTACCCAATACCGAGCGGCTTAGTACTGATGAACTAACTGCAAACGGTCTTTACAGGGGCTATCCCTGCCCCCATGGACATGACATCCGCCTGCTTGACAACCACTCCTGCTATCACTGCGCCTGCAAGATCAGAGACAACATCTGTGGCTTTGACGTGAACTACATGCAGGAGGAGTACAAACGCAAGTACGCGGACCTTTGGAGCCAGATTGCCGTTGGTGATCCCAGTGAGTGCTGGGAGGCGCCAGGGCTGACGCAGAAACGCATCTGTTTGCCCTCCTACAGGTCGCTGTACGCCAGGGACAAGTCAACCAATGTCACCGCCCACAAGGCGATTTACCAATGTGCCTGGGGGGACGTGGGTGCGTTGTTCGTGACGAGAGTATGTGGGAACAAAACGTGTCTCAACCCTCTCCATTTGGTCTCAAGCTGGAATCGCTTGTTCCCTCCCAGCGTGATCAGCCCCTTTGACTACGCGTTCCAGCCCGAAAAGCTAATGCAATATCAACAGGTGCAAGACGTAAACCAACTCAAAGTATTACGCGAACGTTACTACAAGTGCACTATTCAGAACCCTTTGGTTAACCAAAACAACTCGGATTATGATAGTGAATATACACAGTATTACCAATCCGAATGGCAAGAAACCAGTTGAGTCAACCTCAACGAACCCAGGCAAACCCCCTGGTTCTTGGTACCTTTTCGGAAACAGCTATTCGCAACCTACGTGGTTCTTTAGGACCCAAGAATCGTGTCGTTGGTTATGCAGATACCCTCCAAAACTCTAATGGAGGTTTTGGTGGCGGTACTTACAACCACTGGTTCCAAATTAATATCGAAGCTCCGGCATGGATCATCCTTGTAAAAGGTCCTCCAAGGCCCAATTACATCCAGGTGTCTGCTTATAGTCTTGACCAAACACCAATCGAAGGCAAAGGAATATTTGACGCCGATTCTGTAACAACGACAACAAACGGACAGGTGTACGTACCGTATTTAGATACGGTAATGAGTGCACAGTCTGATTTATACAACCAGTTCTCTTCCCTTCGCCTTGACAGGGGAGATGAGCGTTATTACCCCCTGGAAAAAAGCAGCTATCTTATTTGCGTTTCGTCGACACGCAACGAACCAATTAATTACAACGTCTCTGTTGTCATTGAATTCCAGGAAACAATTGCATTCTTTGAATTAGAAGACGAAGACGGAAGTGTTGCTCTACAAGAGTCAACTCCGTTTACTGAAAACATTGTCTCTCCAATTACATCTAACACAACAATTATTGACGAATCGTATGCTTTTACAGATGAAAACTGTACCATTAATAATGGTGTTGTCGTAACAATTGAGGGGCTTGGTATTTGGTATATCGGTACTGCTCCAGTGAATGAGCAAAATAAGATCATCCTGGAGCCAGGGGATGATGCTTATTTCGACACAATACACGACCATTCGCTCTCAGCTTGGAAGCAAGCATGGGAGAATGAACATCGAGAGGATGAACCCTTCCCAAATATCCTCGTTCCTTTAACAAACAGACCATGATCAAGCTTTTACTGACCTGGTTTAAAGGGAAAAACAAAACAACGAAACACCCTTGGCACCTCTACTGCAAGGAAAATCCACACTCCTTGGGCTGTCGTGTTTACGACATCTAAAAGATAGAATGAGGGAAATGGATTATAACCATGGACAAACTTAACCAGTATCTAGAAGTAGCACTTGCTATCCACGCTGCTTGCTCAGCTATTACAGCGTTAACCCCTACGCCAAAAGACGACAAAATTGTCGGCAAACTCTACAAACTGATCGAGCTTGGCGCACTTGTCATTGGTCGTGCAAAACAGCGCTGATTAGTCGGGCAGAGCTTGAAACCAAAAACAAACGCCTCCCTGTTTCTCAACCCAATCTCTCGTTGCGTACGCTTCTGCTTTTGGAAGTGTTACGCACTTTTTTTCTTTGTCAACTTCCCAGCAGATATTTACGCGTATCTGAGGTTCCTTGTACTTTTTCACGTCAGTAGTCCCAACGCACGCGCGGCTTTCCTTCTCTGATGCCAAGGTGAACAAATCCTTTTGGGGCACCGTATCCTAGCGAATAAGGCCACCTGGAATCACACCAGCTTTGCACCGTGTATATGTTGACACCTTCGACGTAAAAATCGACAGCCCCCTTAGAAGGAGCGTCGTAGGTGTGTTCACTATTCTTGGCGCCACCCATTTGTGTGTTGATGGGCTCCGGCCTGGAAGCACTAGTGATAATGAGTGGTTTGTTACCAAAGTTGGTCCGCACCTTTTCCAAGAAAAGACATAGTTCTTTTGCCGTGTCGCATTGGTATTGTTTGGTAAAACGACGCTTTTCCTGATTAAGAGTCAGTTCTCCATACGTGATATGCGGCGTAATTTTGTAACTAAATGGGCTCCAGGGATTGAAATTATTGCTATGTGGATCTTTACTATCTTGCTTGCCGCCGCTATTTTGTAGCTGGCGATCCATGATCTGAATTAGTTTTGTGCTGTAATCAGGGTCAGTAGCGTAACCCTCCTTTACTAAAAGCTGTGCACACTCGTTGCGAGAAGTGGCCCTATTGACGCCTTTAAATCGCCCGAAATCTTTGTACCAACGGTCAACAAGATAGTGGACGCATGTGGTTAAATCCGGGAAATCAATAAAGCCGGCTTGAATAGTAATCCATTTGCCATTGATGAATTCCTGCGTACTGACTGTAGAGCCAGATCCTTTTAGCCCAAAGGCATTCCAGGTACCAGAAAAATGTTTCCCCCAGCCTGACTCAAGTGCCCACTGTGCACAAACACAGTCGGGAAATTTGGCTCCTGCTTCTTTTGCTGCCGCGTACACACCTTCCCACGTATTGGAATGAGCTTGTGAAGGCGCTGGTTTTGTCCGATACTTAAGTGCAAAAGACTCCAGGACAGAGGGATCGATCTGCCCTTGGAGCCAATTCCAGGCATCAACCTGATGCTTCTCTTTGTTAAAAAATTCTGCAGCGTCTGTGAGTTTAATTGACATATCGACCCGAGTCTTTTGTCAACTCTAGGTCAGGTCAATAATCACACAGGTTCGGACTCTTGTACTTCATCTTCTTCTGGTGCGTACTCCAGGGTATCCATTAATTGTTTCACCAGATCAATGGACATGGCAATTAAATTACCATCATTTGTAGTACGTGCAGATCCGTAAGAAGTAATAGCGGAAGCCAATTCACTCTTTTTGCACGGCATAAGATAAAAGCAAAGACTTATTCTACGGTTTTTCTGGCCAGGTTAAGTCCCAGGGGAAACCCTCTTGTTCAGTAAGATCTCTTAAAGCTTGACGATAAACTGCCCAAGCTTGTTTATTCACGGGCACGTCATCTATTTGAGTCCAGTCAGATTCAATCAATAAATTATTCCTTTGCGCTCTTACATCTTTTTGCTTTGCGTTTGTACGTTCCTCAACTTGTTCTGGACTTGCCTCTTCAATCATCCAGGTCTCAAACCACTGGCCTTTGTTATTAGGCGCTGCTGAACGTATTAAGTTCTGCGCATGATTAACTTCTGGCGGCTCGGTTAATGTAACCGGACGTAAATTAAACAATTCAGTAATAGAATCGTCAATTACATTAGGAAAACTAACGTGTTTATTTTCGTACTTTAAATCTGTAAGCGTATATGGATAGCGATCTACCCCACCTTCTTTGTTTAATTTGACGTAAAACATAAATCTCCTGTTAACTCAAAAAGCTGTTCTTTGATGACATCGCGAATAATGCGCGATTTTGTCTGCTGCAAACAATTTTCTTTTAAAAGGTTTTCTAAATGAGCTTTAAACTCTTGAATTTCAGGGTTGTCTTTATATTCTATTTCAGTTTTTTTAATGGCTCGTTTAAAGTTTTCAATGTCAATCTGGTAATTAAAAATTTCTTCTTCCCTCATTGACAAAGCGTTTGTCAAAATCTGAATCTTGTTCTTTTGTGTTGTCATTTTACTTTTTACATGAAAGCGATTGCACGACTATTCCCAGGGGGAAGCGACGATGGGTTCGAGTATTTAGTCCCAAACCCGGTTGAATCATTCCATGGATAAACGTGGACGTAAGGACTAGAGCTTGATGCAACTGCGACAAGATCATTTGTCCTTGGAACAGCAACATCATAACACGCTGCCCCAGGTAACGTTGATGGGTTTGAAAACTTTGCCCCAAATCCTGTGGCTTGATCAAAAGAATAAGCTTCAATATAAGGAGAAGAGGTGCTTGACGTAAAAACTGTTTTACCACTTCTTGAAAATTTTACCCCTGTTAAATTCGCCATTGGGCTCGTTGCGTCATTAATGGTTGTTCCCCATCCCCCTCCAAAATTAATAGCGCGTAATCCTGCTGTTGTACCTCCTTTTCCGACCACTACAATCAAATTTGATGGATGCCAGTCTCCATAACTCCATCCCGCTCCTTGTGATGTGGCCTCAAGCGGAGTACCCAAGTTAACAGTTGAATAAACCCATCCATCTGTCCATGGATAAGCACGAATATAAAGACTGCTAAGAACAGCAAGTACGTAAGTTCTTGTAAAATTAAATTTTAAATCTGTTAGTACTGATCCAGTTCCAATGCTTTTAATGTTTGTATTGTTTACTGTACTTGAATTTGCAGCATGAGCGCGCCAAATGTTTCCCGCATAGGAGCATAAAATATAGTAATAACCACCTCCATATTCGGATGGAAATGATGTAATTGGTCCTCCGGTGCCAATAAAAACACTACCGTTACCGCTAAAAGTAAGATAACTCCCAAAGCCGCTACTTTTAGACCAATTAAAAATAACAATGCCACCAGAAGTTCCATTGTTTTGGCTAACCGAAAGAAGACTGCCGTCCTCAGTAAAATTAACTCCTTCCGTATAAGATGGGCCGTTAAAGTTAAATGGAGTGCTTGACGGGTCACTGTATTTGGTTCCAAAACCAGCCGATCTTGTAAATGGGTATACTGTTATATATGGTGAGTTACTAGTCGATCCCACAGCAAAACATCCGTCATATTCTTGCTCCTTTTGCGAGGCAGCTAATAACTGAGTAGATATTGGATCCATATCAAGTCGTGTAGTTACTCAGGAACGCGCCACGCCAACGCGTTCCGCCATCGTCAGTTACAAAAATAAACAAACTGGTTCGACCTGCCGTTAAAGACGGAGCAACTCCTTCCGGCCACTCTACACCAGAAAACCAAGTCACTGCACCGCTAGTGTGTGTCAGCTCAAGCGTAAAGCAATAAGCGCGACTTGAAGGCACATTACTTATTGTAAAAGTAGTATTTGAACTAATTGTTTTTGTGAAATAATTTCCCGCACTACAGTCGATATTGCTAGCGGCAATTGCTGTGATTCCGCTTCTATATGATCCGGTGACATCAACAGTGCTGGTATAAACACCACCTGAAATTGTTTTATTGGTTAGTGTCTGCGTCCCTGTTGCAAATACATCTCCGCATCCGATATCGTTTAATGTCCAGGTTACATTTGCGGATCCGTTAAAAGTTCTTGCAGTATTACCAATAGTGAATGTGCGTGCCGTTGTTAATGTAGTAGCAGAACCAGTAATACTGATAGACCACGTACCCGTTGCGTTAGCTCCTCCAGTACTGGGAGCGCCGATCGTGTTATACGAAACTGTCCGGGCAGTTCCTCCATCAAATGTTGTTCCAGAGGCAACGCCAGCTCCTCCATTGTTAAAAGTTAAAGCCGCTGTTGTAGAAGAGGTAATTGTAATATCCGACGAACCGTTAAAAGAAATACCGTTAATTGCGCGTGCCGTCTGCAATGTAGTTGCCGTGGACGCATTACCTACCAAGTTCGCAGTAATTGTACCGGCTGCAAAGTTTCCCGATGCATCTCTTGCAACAATTTTGCTTCCGGTATTTGCCGTTGTCGCGTCTACCGCCCAAGTAACAGCGCCGGATCCATCATACGCACTACCGGTTAAGTAAGATCCGTTTGTAAGAGAAAAAGGACTTGCGGCTGTAATCGTAATGTTTGCCGAACCGTTAAAGGAAGTGCCGTTAATCGTGCGTGCGGTTTGCAGTGTTGTTGCAGTGGTTGCGTTACCGCTTAAAGCCGCAGTAATTGTACCTGCTGCAAAATTACCAGACGCATCTCTTGCGACGACTTTACTTGCTGTGTTTGTGGTTGTTGCATCTACTGCCCAAGTCGTTGCAAGTGACCCATTAAAATTGTCTCCTGTTAAATAAGAACCGCGTGTAAGAGTATTTGTGGTGTTGGCTGTAATTGTAATATTTCCAGTGCCATCAAAACTAACCCCATTGATATTTCGTGCCGTCTGCAAAGCCGTTGCAGATGCTGCATTGCCTAGGATTGCAATATTCCATGTGCCAGATGCATTTGCGCCCGTGGTACTGGGAGCGCCTAGCGTGTTGTAAGAAACAGTAATTGCGGCGCTACCATCATAGGTAATGCCTGTAGCGTTTCCTGAACCACTATTGTTAAAGGTAACAGCATTTGCAGCTGTTGCGGGAATTGTGATATTGGCCGTACCATCAAATGCAACACCGTTAATGTTGCGTGCAGTTGCAAGTTTTGTTGCGGTTCCAGAATTTCCGCTTACGCTAATGCCCCAGGTACCAGTTGCATTGGCGCCAGAGATACTTGGAGCGCCAATTGTGTTGTAGGAAATTGTTCGAGCAACGCTTCCATCAAACGTGGTTCCAGCGGCGGCACCTGCTCCTCCTGCGTTAAACGTGGCTGCATTGGTAGTGCTTCCACTGATTGTTATATCTGCAGAACCATCAAAACTAACGCCGTTAATGGTACGTGCCGTTTGTAATGTGGTCGCAGTAGATGCGTTACCGGTTAATGGTCCCGTAAAACCTGATGCAGTAACTGTTCCAGAAACATCAAATGCTGTTGCTGGATTTGTTTTATTGATACCAATTCTGTTGTTTGCAGCATCAATATATAAAACACCGCTGTCAATGTTTACGTTACCGGACTCATCTACCAAGACACGTCCAACACCGCTTGTTGCAATACCAACTTGATTTGCCCCTGGAAAATATAAACCTGTATCAACGTCCCCGATCGGGATAAGTCCTGGACTTGCGGCACTACCGCTGCCTACAATTCCCGTAGTTACGGTAAGTGAAGCTAATGGAGATACCTCTGTAAAAGTACCCGTCGTAAATATTGCCGTTACACCGCTTACGTTTGTTCCTGTAATAGTTGCAAAACGACCTGCATCACCAGTAACAACAGCACCTGATACTTGTGTTGTAAATACACCGCTTACAAAGTTAGCCGTGATACCAGTAAAAGTTACACCGCTTTGCGTAGTAAAACGAGAAGTTGTACCCGTAACTGTAGTAAATAAACCGCTAACGCCTGTAACGGTAAGGCCGTACACCCGAGTGCCGCCAATGACAACATCACCGGATACAGTGCCGGTAACTGTTAAATTTCGCCCCAGGTTTTCTGCAATACCTGAGACAGTTATATTGGCTTCCCCGATACCGTCTGTATAGGTAAGCGTATCAACCTTTAGAGTACCGAATGCCATTGTTTATTTTCTCCTTTTGATTACCAAGTCGATAATGCGGCTCGTTTCCAGGTATTTGTGTCGGTGCAGACGTAGATATAATCACTGTCCCAAGTGATTTCACCTTTGGTGCCTGTAGCCGATGCACTAGCTGGCGTTTTTTCTTGGCCGATTTTTACATTTGCGTAGTATTGATCCAGGTAGGCGCGAAACTGCGTAAAAGTAATTTTACGATTACGCAGTGTTGGGTCAACTTCAAATACGTGAACAAGCGTCAGAATATCTTGGGTGTCAATATCCGCCCCATTAATGGATGGAAATTCACTAATCTTTCGGTTGCTCACGTACCTTTTACGCGCTCTTTTTATTCATTATAAAGGCAATTACTCAGCGTACTTTTACTTCAATCCGCGGCAAAAGGTTTGAAATGGCTGACCAACTCCATTGAATTCCTGTTACAATTCCACAAGAAAGGAGGATGACAAGGAGGAGTTCCGCAACAGTCAAGTTGCGACGCACATAAATTACTTGCGGTTGAGCAGGTGCAGTCGTCTGTTGTGCCAAGGCCTGCTGTATGGCTAGTTGCTTAGCTCGCGCCTTCAGCTCTGCCAGTTGCTCAGGTGTGATTTCGGGTTGGCCAGGGAAACGTGCCGGTTGTTGACTGGGGGGAATCTGCTCTTCCATGGGAAACGCAAAAGATTTTCCCATACCTTAGCATTTAAAAAACAAGTTTGTTATGCAATACGGAATACGTAAAGGTCTTGAAGACATTGCCCATGAACTAAAGGGAATTAAGACCGTTCTTTCTTCGTTGTGGCACAGCCGCTACGCAGACGGAGAGACAACAACACTGACTCCCGAGGCTTTTGCCGACGAATATATTTCGACAGAAGAATGCGGAAGACGCCTTGGCGTATCTGACCAAACAATTAGAAACTGGATTTCGATCGGACGGAAAACTCCAGAAAAAGGCTGGGTAGAAGGGGTCCATTACGTCAATGTGTCTCCGGATCACAGAAAGAAAGCTTTGATCCGAATCCCCTGGAACCGCTTGATCCAATCATTTGCAAAAAACAAAGAGGTTGCTTTTTCTGATTTAAGAAGCGGTAATGCTTTATATGCGCCACGTCCGTTTGGGCGCTTGGAATAATGGCGCATCGTTTCCAGGGGGTCATCATTTCTTCTGTCTCAGTTGAGAACTACAAAGAAACGTTACCCGCCTCATTGGCTTTGCAGGTTGAAATGTTCCTTCCACCCGAAGGATCATTTGATGACGGCTGCCTTCAGCGTTACCTAGAAAACCTCCGTAATTACGAACAAGAGGACTTGAATTCCAGCATGACGTTGGCAAATCGCTTGCGTCTAGCTTTCAAAGATATGCAGGTGGATACCATATGCGGCAAGTTTCCACAGGCAGAGCTTCCTCTAAAGAGAAGGCTGCGTTGCGTTGCGGAGTATCTTATCCGTTCCGGAGAATTTAATAAGGTTCGGGATGACCAAGGAAAGCTGGTCAAGAAAAGGGGTGTCCTTGGTAAGCTCGTTGTTATGTACCAGCCGACCGAAAAACTTGTAGAATCCCTTCAACGTCAAGGTTTACTAGAAAAATGAATCGCCGCGAAAAACTAATTACTTCCGTGATTGGTCCGGAGCTGGACGAGACACGCAGCAAAATGCTTGATGCCACCATGAAGTTGATTCTTGGTGACATGGGTGGAATGTACGTAAAATTTTGGGAATCCGAGGGTCCAGGTGTTATGTGCTTTCAGCCTGACTCTGATCGCACGATGTTTTATCTGACCCTAAAAGAACTGCATTCTGCACAAGAGCAAGAAGAACATGCAAACAACGGAGATTTGGCCGAAACGTTTCGCCGTATTCTTTCCGCTGCTCAAAAAATTGATCCCCAGGAAAAGGCTGGGTATTTGATCAATGACGGTTCTGGTATTCGCTATTTGGAAATAGATTACAATAAGCAATCTGAGAAATAAAAATGACAGGGTTTGCTACCGCAGTTAGGCGTGAAGATGCCGAGTTGATTACCAGCCAGGATCTTGTTAATGCTGCTCATGGATTGATGGGCGGCATTGATCTAGACGTGGCCAGCTCTGCGTTGGCAAATGAATATGTTGGTGCACAAGAATATTACACTCCATCACAAGACGGCTTGAATGCTCAACCCTGGTACGGAAAGGTTTATTTGTTTCCTCCAAGTGGTTGTTACTTTTGGGATAGGAAAAACCAGCGGTGGAAAATGACAAGAGCATCTTCCATGACACTTACCTCATCCCATGCCGTTTGGTTTCGTCGTCTATACCGTGAGTGGCTAGCTGGCGAAGTAGAGCAAGGGCTTTACTTTACCAACTGTCCCGACATGATTCGATACGAACAGAAAATCTTTGACTTTCCGGTGTGCATTTTAAGAACTGCCCCAACTCTCTTGCGTAATATCAAAGGGGAAGTAAAGTCGCACAAAACGTGTACCTCATTTCTCGTTTATCTTCCCCCTGTGGACGACAGCACTGCAGCGGTTGAACGTTTTGTAGAAATTTATTCAGAAAAGGGAAGAGTCCTTTGTTGATTTGAGTATACTAAAGAACGATTCCAAGGATTTATGAGCGTCCTGGCCGACTGGGAAATCAAGCAGCTTGCCGAAAGAGAGGAAATGATTTCTCCTTTTGTTGATCACCTGGTCAGCAAAGAAGGTGAACGCAAGCTTCTGAGCTATGGCCTCAGTTCTTATGGGTATGATATTCGCCTTTCCCCCAGCCAATGCTTAATTTTTGGCAAGGTACAAGCTGGTGACTGTGACCCGAAAAACTTTGATCCTGCCATCCTGAAGCCTGCGGATCTCCTGGAAGACGAACGCGGTCAATACTTCCTGCTCCCTCCGTACGGCTATTGCTTGGGCGTTGCACAAGAACGGCTGAAACTCCCCAGGGATGTCACTGTTGTTGCGGTTGGTAAATCAACTTACGCACGTTCAGGCATCTTGGTTAACATCACACCTGCCGAAAGCGGTTGGGAAGGTTACCTAACGCTTGAAATCAGCAACTGTACCGGCCTTTTCAATCGTATCTACGCAAACGAAGGGATCACGCAATTACTGTTCTATCGTGGCAACCCCTGTAATACCACGTATCAAGACCGAAAAGGCAAGTATCAAGACCAACCTAATAACGTGGTTTTTTCCCAGGTCTAACCAAAGGGTTTGCCAAACTGGCCCGTTGGTTTACGGGCGTAGCCTACTGCTCCGCTGCGCCCACCTGAGTCACCCGTGGTAGGCAACTCAGTTCCCTCAATGGAGGCTCTTGTTCTAGGAGTTTTTCCTCGGACAGAGGGCTCTGAAATACTGGTGCGTTGCTGATATGCGCCAGCAGTCCGCGCTGCTTTCATGTATTGAGCTACGCGATCTTGGCTGTTATTGATATTTTCAACAGCAAAGCGTTCATCTGGCTCCAGGCGGCGCAAATCTGTGTCGTACGCCTGTTCCGGACGCAAATCAGAAACTTCGGCTCCTGATGTACCAGAGTTTTGACTTGCTTTCAAAGTCTTAAATGTTTGCCATCTTATTATTGTAAAAGACCTGAATCAATGCTTAGCTGTGATGAATCCTGCCGCTGGTTTTCTTGACTCTTTTGTACAAGATGAAGTAAAGTGCCGCTGCCTTGATGAAGAAGATTTCGGGGCGCCTCTCGATAACGAAGAAAATGACGTACCATTGTATGACATGTACAACAGAGGATTGGTTGCATGCCAACAGGGACTCGAAAGGAACCCATTGAATCTCGAGGGTCAACGGCCAGGAATGACGGGTTACATCCCATCGATGGAGGAGGGCCTATCACTTGGAGCTTCTCCACGACCGAAAGCACTGGTACTGGAGTTGCCGGAACCGGAGGAGAAAGAACGGGTGTTATCGGCAAAGCGTCGTGGTTTGCTCCGGTAGAAGACAGCACTGTCTCCAGTGATCAATCTGTTATGGAGTGCAAGGACGGCGTTTGCCCGGTACCCTGGGCTGTCACAGAAAAGGCACCTGTAGTACAAGAGGATGAGGTGAATCATCCTTCGCATTACACCGATGGTGGAATTGAGTGCATCGAAGCTATTGAGGCTTCTTTGACACCGGAAGAATTCCGTGGTTACTGCAAGGGCAATGTAATGAAGTACGGTTGGCGTGAACGCAAAAAAGGCGGTACTAAGTCACTGAAAAAAGCTCAGTGGTACTTGGACCGCCTTATTAAATTTGACGAAACTCAAAACGGCTGAAGCAAGTCGTCTTCTCCGTCATCCTCGTCGTCGTACGTACATGCGGCGGCGAGTTCTTCTAGTTCCAGATCTGTTGGAATATCAAAATCAATTGAGATATTCTCGTCTTCTAGCAGGGATTTGATGGCGTACCACTCCATCAACCGCTGGTGATATAGATTAAGTAAAGCGTAGTGTAGCTCGTCCCAGGTTAATTCGCGTGCTGCAAGCTCTGCTTTCCGCATGGAAAACTGCAGTTCCAATGGAAGCTCATACTCCTCCCTGACTGATTCTTCCATCCCACTCTGCATGGTTCAGATGCAACTATTCTAAGTCTATCTGTCAAACAATAAATACGTGTTGTCTTCTTTGTCAATCCCCCAGGGGTCTTCCTCTGTTTGGAAGTTGTTGGCAAACTCGGACAGCACATAAGGATTGATCGCCTCTTCCAGCTGGCGGATTGCATTGACTTGCTTCGCAGATGCGGTGTAATTGCGGAATGCAGCCAGTAAAACGCCTGCAGTACATCCAGGAATATTGCTGACTCCCTGGATAAACAAGTCAATTTCTTCCCTACGCCGATCAAGTAACCCGCCAATTACCTTGTGGTCAGCATCAAAGATCCATCCTCCCATCTCTTGGGTAACACCGGCGTAATTCTCTAGTTCAAGATTGTCGATAATGCTTGTGTACAGAAAAGGTTCCCACCCAATGGAGTGAACGAAGGAAATCAGCGCTTGAAGCATATGGCTATCCAAGCCAAAATTAAACTTCAGCAGTTGAGTTTCAATCAGGTTGACTTCGTGAAACAAATACTCCAGGGCTTTTTCTTTACTGCAACAATTTCCCTTCCGCACTGGTGATCCGTCTGGGTAGAACTGTGTACCGTATCCGAAAGTGTAGGGTTCTGCACCAGTGGTCGGATCTGGGTAGGCCTTCTCGTTAAATCCTTCGTATTTACGAATTAAGTTAATTGCACACGAAAGATCCGACATGGGAGTAATTGTTATTACTCCCAATATACATAAATTTTATTTGCCTTGGCCGCGCAATTTTTTCTTACCTCGACGTTGAGGTCGGCTATTTTGACCTTGACCAATGGAAGTGGTTTTGGGCTTGCCTTCGATGTGGGTGGAGTTTGATTTGGGTTTGGCCATGCTGGGAAGTAATCAGCCTATGCAGCTTAGCGGAGAAATCACCATTTGACGCGGTGCGACCAGTACCTTGCCGACATTTTGTCAGGGTTGGGATCCTGGGCGTTATGACGGGCATAGTATGACTTCTTCCTTGCCTTATCCTTCTCAGTCTTGGGGTTCTTGCCAGCGCCTTCTACGCCTTGTTGACCAAAGCGAATAATCTTCTCCTCTCCCCCCTCGCATGCTTTTACCACATGAGACTTGGTCTTGTGTCCAGGGGTGCGCCGTGGCTTGTTGCAAGGCATTGAATCCTTCGCAATCTTTGCCGCTTTTGCCGCTTTTTTACGTGTATCGGACATCAGAATTTAAACCCGCCAAACATAGATGTAAACTCATTTAAGATTTGCTGCCCGCTTTTTGATTTAGCGTTAGCAGTTTCGTCATCATCTTCCAACATTGTAAGATAGCTAGATGTTTTACTTGTTGAACTGGAAGTTGTTGTGGTTTTAGGCTGTGTAGATGTTGTGTCAAATAGGCTTTCGGCAGCTCCCATTACTTCAAAAGGATCCTTGCTCTTTAAGCTGGTCCAAATACTGTCTTCAGTGTCCACACCTTTTTGCCCTTGGCTTAATAAAGCCATCTCACTTCTATTGACATCGGGCATAAAATTAGTATAAAACTCATCCTCGGTCCCGGCAAAGCCAGCGTTTTTGAACACGTTATATAGAGCCGTTTCTCCTTCTGATTCAACTGTCTTTACGTCTTCCGGACGCTGAATATACTCGATTCCAAGCAACTCTTGCGTTGGTGTTTTATTTTGTTTGTTTAATTCTTCAATTGCTGTCCTGATTGATTCTGCCGGAACCGTTCTGATTGTCTGCATCAGCATGTTTTTGACATCTTCAACGGGCTGACCGGTGTCTTCGATGCCGTATTTTTTCAGTGTTTCTTTCCAGGCTTCTGGGGTTTTTGCTGGATCTAATCCCCCGAGCAAAGAATCCGCTAACTGCTCTGGGGTCACAAACTCCAAGAACACATTAGAACCGTAATTTTTCTCTGCTTCGGCCAGGGTTGGCGCAAGATCCTTCTCAAGGAAATCAATCAAGTCTTTGTTCGTCAGTGTATCCGCGGCCGCATCATACTGCTTATCTTTACCAATCAGTTGATAATGAAGCTGCGCGAATTGGTCTTTGTTGTTTAGGTCAACACCATACTGATAAGCAAGCTGCTCCCAGCTCATTCCATTAGAAACTATTGCCCCTGGGTTTTTCTTTGCGTTATCCCAATCTTTGGCCACACTATCTTTTTGTTCTTGGTATAGCGCACTCTTTTGATCGTTTCCTGTAGGATCAAAGTAAAACTCTGGGTCAAAATAACGGATGTTACCAGTTTTAGCAAGATCCCGCACAAAAGTTTGTGCTTTTAAGGTGCCAAGTTCTTTTAGTTTGTTTGAAACAGTTTGTGTTTGCAAGATATTCTGTTCGCTATCTGTTACATCTAAATAGCTTATAAACTCTGACATTGAACGCGAAGTGTCAAAGCGCGGCTTCAAATAATCGTTGATGTATCGGGTTGCAAACTCTTTATCAAGTTCGTATTGCTTCTTTGCGTCTAAGGGGTCTTCTATTTTCTCAAGCGTTTCATATTTCTTTGTTAATGTATTGTCAAACCATTCTTGCCAATTGTATTGTACATTGCTTCCCATGCCCAAGGCATTTTTCAGTCCTTCAGTTACTTTCTCTTCCGCCTTACTTCCTCCCATAATATTCAAATAACCTCCAATACCGGTATCTCCCAAAATAGAATTGGACAGGTTGGACGTTAAATTGTATATCTCCGAGAACTCTGGCATTCGACTCATGAAATCCATTTGAGTCTCTTTCCACTTTGCCTTGTTTAATTCATTAAGCGTTTCTTTTAACGTGTCTGAGACGAGTGCGTTAAACCGAAGCTCACCCTGTTCGTCAACATATTTTTGTGCTTGGCGCTCAACCAGGGAGGTTTCCCCTGGGCCTTTAGCCAATAACGTGTCCCGCATTATCTGCTGCTCACGGTCAGTGGGAACCCATCTTTCTTGGTATTGTTTGGTGGCCGCCAATTCTTGCGCGGCATTCGCTCGCATGCCTGAGTGCTTACCGACTGTCGTGTAATGATATTGAAGATAAGTGTCTGGATCATATCGCTCAGTAATATCGATATCGGGCAATGTTTGGCCGCCAAATTTTACCGCAGATCCAGCCTCGTTCCATTTTTGCAAAACTTCTGGAACTTGTTTGGAATAATAACCAGGATCAAAGTCGCCAACCGGAGGCTTGGCACCCTTAGACGTATCCCATTTTGTAGATACGTTTTTTGCCTTGTAGAAATCAGTAATTGTATTTAAAGCTTCCGAAGGTACATATTTTTTAATGACGTCTTCTCCGTATTTTTTCTGTATAGTTGCCAATAAATCTTTGTAGGTACCAGGGGGAGCAGCGTTGAAACGTTGGGCAATATCTGCAGCCACCTCATTTTCTTCTTGATTATCTGTCTCGATGTACTTTAAAGCAGGCTGTCCATTGACAACTGTGTACGTAAAAGAAGCCATCAGGAAGCAAGGTAGTGATCTTTAAAGCTAGACAGGTTAATGATTTCATTTTCCATCCAGGCTTTTATTTTAGCCAATTTTTCTTCTGTGAAATACTCTTGTTGTTTAAACCATTCCTCCATATTGCTTGATGCTTTGTTTGCGTTACAGCGCCGACAGCAAGGAAGCAGGTTGTTTCGGTTAGAAGAACCAGACTTAAAGCGAGGTACTACGTGATCCAGGCTTGTTGCCGGTTCTTGACAATAGCCACATTTATGATCCCAGGCTTTATATATCTCTTCTCTGAAACGTTTTTTTGCAAGTTTTGGCTTTAATTCAACTAGCAGGGCAAGGGGCTCGTGCTGGCTGCAAAACATGCTATTTAATTGCCGTTAACTAATTCTAATTTCCCTATATGTGCTCCTCTGCAAAAAAAGAGATAAAGCTTTGCTTAAGTCGGTTGACAAGCCCTTGACTCGCGGTAGGTTATATGGGTAACCACTGCCACTCCAATGGCTAAGCATCCCGGCTGGGTATCAATCCAGCAAGCAGAACAGCTCCTTGGTATTGACAAAAAAACCCTGTTCCAGTACCGAGACGATGGCACGCTAAAGCTGGGGCCTCACTTTGCGGCATTTCCTGGCACCATGTCCAGGGACAGCTATAAGTGGAATGTGTCTGCCGTCAGGAAGCACCTGCATAAACAGGGTATGGTGCCTGTTGCAGTGTAAGCTACCTTGCAAAGCGGGGATGAGAGGATGTATGGCAGCTCTACAATTTGTAGGGCTGTTTTTTATTGCTGGCAGTAAACCAATAAGTTTTGAACAAACCAACCCATGTGATACCCTCGTTTCATGTCTTTGATTAAAGCGTCTTCTATCCCTGGCATATGACATAGACCAGGTGTTTTATCCATTAGGTCTCTCCAGTATTCTTTTGGTTTGCAGTTAATGTGGCCAACCCCACCTTGACCAGGGGCTGCTGCTGTCCAAATTAAAATTCCCTTTGGTGCTAAACAACGCAAAATAGCTTGGATGATTTCTTTGTTTTTGGATTCATCCATGTGCTCAGCTACTTCCATACACAAAACTACGCCAGCCTTTTCCTCAGGCGTGACAGTTAAAAGGTCTTGGCAAAAAAGATTGGGCTTACCTTCTATCCGTGGATCAATATCGTATCCAATTGCATCAATCCCTAGTTCGTTAAAACAGTCAACGTACGTCCCTGGTCCACAACCAAGATCAATCAGAAGATCGGGACTGAAGTAAGCATCGTCAATCCAACGAGCCAACCTTTTGGCAAAGGGTTTTTCCTCTATATCAAGACTGGTGTAATCAATGACATCATGATTTTTCAGTTGATACCAGCCTTTTTCCCATAACGCATTGATGTCCTTGAAAATCTTGTCATATTTCTCACCACAAGTTTCCAGGCTATAGCGTTCTCTTGTGATACGTGCAATTTGTTTTCGGTCTAAATCACCTGCTTTTTCAATTGCATCAATCCAATCTTGAAGAGTGTGGCATCTAAAGCCTGTGACACCATCCACAATGGTTTCTGTGAATGCACCGTAGTCAACGGCAATTAGCGGTGTACCGCAAAGCATTGCCTCTACGCCACTACCCCCAAAAGGCTCAGTAAAGTTGGTTGGCATCAATGCTGCTCGTGCATTACGCAAAAAGTTGGAGCGCTCCATACCAGAGATGGGCCCTTCATAAAAGATGTTGGGGTGTTCCCAAGGGGATGGATCTCCTTGTCCATGGAGAATAATAGGCCACGGACTGTAGTCGGCAATAGCACGAATGGTGTCCAGCCCCTTGGCGCTACAGATGCGTCCAAGAAACGCCAGGTAATCTCCTGGCTTTTCCTTAGGTTCCCATTCATCAAGGTCAAAGTAATTAGGGACAACCCACTCGTAGTTTTTGCCTTGGCGGTTTTCTTTGCCCTGGTGATAGTGCATCCAGGCGTAAGACTCAAAGATCCGAAAACTATTTGGCATCAATGTTGGATAGCCAATTCCGGTCTCAACGTGATGGTTGTTGGGAAACTCAGACAACAACTTTTGATGAGCATGCCCAAACGGATGACAAATGATGTCTTTCTCTTTGACCCGTTTACGTAGTTCAACAATCAGACGTTCTTCAAATACCTTGTGAGCAGGGCTGCCCACATATGCGTGATCTCCGAAGAAATCTGTTTCCCTCCTGGCGCCAAAGAAAGAACGGAACTCTTCTTCGTTCAAGATTTCTACATGTTCGTCAGCGGTTGATTCGCTGCCGTAATTTGAGTATTCAGTAACCTCGTAGCCGAACCGCTGCATCATCTTTGGAAAGCGTAAAACTTTTCCAGTAAATGCGCAGTGCGAATAATCCAGGGCCGTACGCGTGTGGAACAAGCCAATAAGGTGAAGCATGCCCAAGCAATTTTTATTTAGTTTAGTCTTCTTCCCAGCTAACTTGCTGAATTTGATCGCAGATTATTTTATCGTTATCATCGATTGCTTTTTGTGAAAGAGTTTCTACAAGTTCTTCTAGCTCATTTGATCTGCTTCTGTAAAAAGCACATAAACTTTTTACTTCTTCTGGCACTGGCTTGCCTCCCGATACTTCTCGTTCAACCATCCATTGCATGCCAGTTCCTTCAATTGCTTCTTTGCATTTTGTTTTTATTTCGTTAATTTTTTCAAGTGCGGCAGATGAAACGGTGCGTTCGTCAATAACTTGTATGCAAACACCATTTTTGTAAAGTTCGTAACGCATTTAAACCACCCTAAGATAAACAGCGGGCATGGCAAGAGTGTACAAAGTTGGCGTTGTTGAGGCTGTTGCTGGTAGTGTACTTCCTGTTGTTGTTTCAGTAAACCCATTAGCCGTTAAAGTTGTATTGCTTACTGTGGTGCCATAGGTAAAAATGGCGGCAGCAGACTCGGACGCCCTGGCCCTATAGCTTGACGTAAGCGTCTTAACAAAAGCAAGGTAATAAAAACCCGCTTCAAGAGTTTCACTAATTACAATTTCTTTTTCTCCACTGGTATTTGTCTGTACTGTTCCGTAATCCGAAATTAAATCACCCGGAAGACCTGTTGAAGCTACGGAATAAAGGCCAAGGCGTGCAACACCTAGTGATGTGGAAACACTGGTAACCTCGATTCCAATACGGGTCCACGTTGTTTTTTTGGTACAATTAAACAACTGATAATAAATTAAACTATTTGTAAAACTTATGGTACTTGTCGTTGAGCTTGCTCCCGTCCTGTAGTAGTATCGATCAGTAATTACAGGGGGTCGTGCATTTGATAATCCCGCAATCGAGCCTGCTGTTGTTTTTCTGTTTTCAGTTTCAGATACATCGTAATAAGGAATAAATTCTGTATTTAAAACAATACCCTCGGTTAAGCTATTGACGTCTATTGCTCCAGTGGCACCTGTGGCACCTGTAGCTCCGCCAGGACTACCTGCTGGACCTGTCGCACCCGTTGCACCTGTGATTCCGTTTGTACCTGCTGGGCCGGTAGGACCAGTGGGACCTGAAATACCCGCTGGGCCAGTGGGACCTGTTGCACCAGTTGCTCCGTTTGTGCCTGCTGGGCCGGCAGGACCAGTGGGGCCAGCAAGGCCAGTGGCACCTGTTGCTCCTGTAATGCCAACTGGACCAGTGGCACCTGTTGCACCCCCTGGATCACCTGCAGGACCTGTGGCTCCTGTGGGGCCTGTAACTCCGTCTGAACCAGCTACGCCTGTTGCACCAGTAACACCAATCCCTGTAGCACCTGTAGCTCCCTCGGGACCTGTAGCTCCTGTGGGGCCTGTAACTCCGTCTGAACCAGCTACGCCTGTTGCACCTGTCGCGCCATTTACACCCGCAGGACCTGTAGCTCCTGTGGCTCCATTAACTCCTGTTGCACCAGTAACACCAATCCCTGTAGCGCCTGTAGAACCTTGTATTCCTGTTGCACCAGCAACACCTGTTGCCCCTGTAGCCCCAGTGATTCCAACACCTGTTGCTCCGGTAATTCCAACGGGACCAGTGGGACCAGTGGGACCCGTAGGTCCGTCTATACCTGCTGGACCAGTGGCACCTGTTGCACCACCTGGATCACCTGCAGGACCCGTAGCTCCTGTTGCACCATCTACACCCGCAGGACCTGTAGCTCCTGTAGCGCCACCGGGACTGCCCGCATCTCCGGTGCGGAAGAACGTTATGGCTAAAACAGCTCCAGAAGTTGGTGTGCTGTTATTTTCTATAGCTGTGACAGGGATTTTATAGTAGCCTGATAACGTACTCCCCGATAAAATAATGTTACCAGTTATCTGAAAAACATGATAAATAGAGGTGACGTTTGAAAATAAACTTTGGATTAATAAACGCCCTCTATCTCCTGTTGTTGTTGAATCATCCCAGCTAGCAATCTCATCCGAAGAATTAACAGAATAGTAGTTAAGTACATCAATATAAATAAATGTTGCGTTGGCAGGAGTTGTGTTATTGAAGCGTATATCCCCAGAACCGGGATCCGAATCTACCGTACTTGTATCAAATCGATACGCATTTCCGTTGCGAACACCCGTGGCACCAGCAGGACCTGTGGCACCTGTTGCACCATCAACCCCCGCAGGACCAGTGGGACCTGTTGCACCATCAACGCCGGCAACTCCTGTTGCACCTGTCGCACCTGTTGCACCTCCGGGATCTCCTTGTGGACCTGTCGCGCCAGTAACACCAGTGGCACCTGTTGCGCCTGTAGCTCCGTTAACACCAGCAAGGCCTGTTGCACCAGTGTCCCCCTGAGGGCCAGTGGGACCAGTCGCTCCGTTCGTACCTGCTGGGCCGGTAGCGCCAGTGGCGCCATCAACGCCGGCAACTCCTGTTGCACCTGTTGCACCCGTAGCACCTCCCGGATCACCCGCAGGACCCGTGGCACCTGTAACTCCGGTGGATCCTCGAGGGCCTGTCGCACCAGTCGCCCCACTCACACCAGTAGCACCTACCACACCCGTAGCACCTACCGCACCTTGGAGGCCGGTGGCACCGGTATCTCCAGTGGCGCCAGTGGGACCTGTTGGGCCTTCAATACCAGTGGCACCTGTTGCGCCTGTGCTTCCAACTCCGGTTGCCCCTTGATCTCCTGTCGCACCTGTTGGCCCTTGATCTCCTGTACGTGAAAACTCAATGACTAAAGTAGCGTTATTCGCGGGAAGTGCTCCAAGTACATACTGAACTGGTATTTCATAATACCCAGAGCTTGGATTAATTGTTCCCGTGATCTTAAATATGTTTAGTGTTGTACCAGCACTAGTTGCTTCGTTGATTGTCAGGTAGCCTTTGTCAGAAGAAGAGGAATCGTCCCAAGAAGAAATCCAGGCTCCTTGATTAGTATTGTTAACGTCTGCTTGATCGATATAAATTTGGCTAACACTTGCAATAGTACCGCTGTTGTAACGGAATAAACCAACGCCAGGATCTGAATTAACAGTGGAAGTACTAAAGTTGTAACGTACTCCACCACGTAATCCCGTGGCCCCTTCTACGCCTGTAGCTCCTTGAATTCCGGTAGGACCAGTTGTTCCCTGTGGACCTGTTGCGCCTGTGGTACCAGTGGGACCAGTAACTCCGGTGGGACCTTCAATACCAGTGGCGCCTGTTGCGCCTGTGATTCCAACTCCGGTTGCCCCGGTGGGTCCTTCAATACCCGTAGGGCCCGTAGCTCCAGTAGTTCCTTGGGGACCGGTAGCGCCAGTAACTCCGGTGGTTCCTTGGGGACCAGTGGGACCTGCAATGCCTGTAGCACCTGTAGGACCTGCTACTCCCGTAGGACCGGTTGTTCCCTGTGGGCCGGTAGCACCTTGAATACCAGTAGATCCAGTAGGACCGGTCGGTCCTTGAGCACCAGTGGGACCAGTTGTTCCCTGGGCACCTGTAGGACCAGTAGCGCCAGTAGCCCCGGTAACACCTGTTGCTCCCCCAGGATCACCTGCTGGTCCCGTAGGACCAATCATCGCGTAAACTTTTTCAAGGCCACTGACGTCATAGACGTGCCAATTGCCTTCCTGATCTAAAACTAATTCTTCTCCAGCTGCGAGCGTACCTTCCCAGACGGTACTAACGGTCGTGCCATCAGTATGCTGAACGTCTAATGTGTTGGAGACAGATGCAGATTCGTTTTTAAAATAAAGTGTTCTTACGTTGCGCTGAATATTCTCGTCGGGAGACTCAACAATTGTCGTTGTTGTAGCAGAAGAAATAACAGTATTTTTGCGTTCAGGATTGATAACGCCACTATCGTTATCAACGTAGGAAGCGTGTACCTCTAGCGACGCCGCACTAGAAGTAACGACCTGAACCAAGTCTGTAGTCGACCCAAGAATTAACACTGTCTTTCACCCAATGCTTCTATTTTAAAACAAATTATTAAGTTCCTGGTTTTTCACCAAGTGATGGGCTATAGGCCGCACCATTCTTGTCGTACATGGTGAACCCACTGATTTTAATATACGTCAAAGGAATATTGAAAAGACGTTGCAACATTGGTTGCATATGCTGAGCTTGACAGTTGTAAGGCGGAACATCCATATAGGAAAACGCTTCGGTGGATAGTTTGTGCAATCGTTTGTCTTGTTCTTTTTGCGTTTGCTCAACCAAGTTCTGTTCCCAGGCCGCCATGCTGCCCGCGCCAACCGGAAAGTCGGAAGGCTCCGGCGGGAACACATCGTCCTGAAAACGCATTGCGTAAATGTGTTTGCAGTAACGTAACTCGTCTAGCACTGGCGTCCAGAAATCACTCAAGGATGTTATCTCAATTTGAGGTATGGCGTTTGCATCAGTTTGTATGGTTCGGGAAGCGTAATCGTTATAAGAAGGCATACCTTCTGCTGTAGAACCACTTAGTCCTGGATTGGAAGTAGATCGAGTGTACTGTGCGCCAAATTCACTGTAAACACCTGGGTTGTCCCTGGTAGCCAGGAGATTGACAATGTTTTCAGTTGTTACGGTATCGGGGAGAATAAACTCTTCCCCTGGGGCAATAATCTGAAGAATACGGTCAACATCAGCATCTGTCATCAGAGCATTGTCGACTACCCCCGCATTCTTCAGGATCTCATAACGACCAGGCTTTACGCTAGCGATAGAAGAACGTGGGAATGCGCGTTTATTGCTGGCGCCTAGATTCATCATGTAGCTGTATTGCCGATGTGTAAAATCTTGGCAAGTACAGCAGTATCTCGGACCTGTAATGAAATAGCGCCCAATAGCGGGTGGCCTGGTGGCAGGAGTTACCAGGGTTCTATCAGGTGTTGCCTCAACAGACCCCGCTTTTTTAAACGTAAGAACACCTGTTTCTTCATCTGTATCTACCAGGACAGCCTGGACGTATCCATATCTCTTCTGTGTAGAAGGATCGATTGTATCTCGGTCAATGATTGTACCGTCTTTGGATAAGATGCGATCCTCTAAAACCTCACCATTAAGCGCCTTTAAGCCTTCAAGTCCTGATCCGAGGTCTACATACAACGGCGGCGGCAACTTGTTACCTTTCGACCAAACCCCGTTTAATTTGACGTACCAATAATCGGCATCCTCCGTAACCGAACCGATATATGCATCAATGTTTCTTGTTTGTTTTGCTTCTTCATCAAACCACTGACCCGGATCTTCATAGTCGTAGAGACCATGGTCGAATGAATATTTGTTTAAGAGAGCAATGTACGATTTTAATTTGTCAAAGCGAACGCTTCCCGGCGTTTTCTTCCCAGCCCAGTGGACGCGGAACTCTTTACTGCGCGTTGGAAATCCCTGGAAATAACCAAGGATATCTGGGTACTCCGTTCCTTTAGGTAAAAATCCCTCAGAGAATGGAACGGTGTACTTAAAGCGGTAAGAAAGATTGTTGGTATACAGAGATGAAGTTGCTATTTCGTAACCTTTTCTCCACCTGGCCCAGGCTGATTCCCTGTTGGCTGCGTACAAAGAATCTGGTACAGAGCCAGGGGAAAACTCTGTCGTTATCGGTTTAACGCCATTGACCGAAAAGGCTCTCGTATCGCTGAAATTGCCAAAAGAGCCTCCACTCTTTCTAGCCATCTCTAGAAGAATCCGCCTTGAGCAATGACGTGAGCACCAGGGTTGTAGCCGGAAATGTTCGGGCCGTCTGGGAAAACACCCACATAAATGCGGTCGCCACGTTCCAGGTAGATGCCCTTATTGCGTAGAGGTGCAGTCGACCCAAGACCAGTGGTAACACCTGCTTGCGGCATGGGGGTTGCTAATTGCGGCAGGAGATCCGAGCAGTCAACTGAACCGCTATTGGCAGGAATTGTTTTGGCGAACAATACCCGGTAATCACCTGATGCAGGAATAGGAGTCGTTGTGTTACGCGTGTGGTAGAAAACAAAAGTAACGGCGGGCTGATTCCCGTAATCCACACCGTTAAACGTAAAACCGCTAGAGGTGCCGCCTGAGTAGTGGAAAGCGGTATTTACGCCGGTAAGCGTCGTTGCTCCAGTATAGGTGTAATAGCCGATACCGCTGGCAGGAGTGGTGGCGGTAATAACGCCAGTGGAGGTGACGTTAACGATTTGTCCGCTTACCAGGGAGATGACAGTTCCCGAGGTCGTCGTATTGACAATGTAGTCTGCTTCCCTATAGAAGTCATTGCGTGTGATCGTAATTGAATCAACAACGCCACCATTATTATTGTCTTCTTCAAGGGCAGCGTCCATGTCTACGAGAATAGACGGAGCCTGACCACCCTGCACAAATAACGTATTCGTGGTAGCGTTACCAACGGTCTGAGTCGTTACTCGTACCGTATCGAATAGCGGACGGTCAACCAGAAGTGGCTGTTTATTAGTGCTAGTGGACGCCAATGTTCTACTTCCTGTTTCTTTACATTATAGTCTTTATCAGCCAATAGATCCAAACGCCTTTAAGAAGTTAGAGAAAGAAGATGTAGGTGTTTCACGCCTTTGCGATAAAAGCGGAGAATTAATTTGATTCATTAATAGTGCCATCAGCTCAGGATTATCCTGGCCAGCAATCGCAATATTCTCACCGGAAGAGGCGGGGGAAGTTGTCGCAATAGGTTCTTGCGCATCCAATACTTCGCTTCGGGGGCCAAGTTTTTGCCACCAGGGCTTTTGTGCTTTCTTTCCGGTTTCGCTGAATAATGTATTCTCAGTGAAGTCAGGGGTTAATCCTTTTTTACGTATTTCTGCTGGTGTTAAATACTGGAGACCACCACCCAATCTGACGGGAATTAAATTATCGGGATACTTCATGAGAAGCCCCTGTTTGTTCAGGTACGAGGTTGATCGAAAATCACCAACCCCACCAAGTTGATTTGCAGTGTTTGCTAAAAGCCTTAAGCCTTCAGGGCTGTTGTAAAACTGTTTTGCAAGACCGCCTGTCTCTTTGGTAGGTTTCTTTAAAACTGCATATTGACTTGGATTCATCCAAGATTGCCAGTTGCTTCCATAGCCAGGCATGTGGAAGCGATTAAGGATACTAGCAAAAGTACCCGGCTTTGCCCCGTATTTTGGGTCCCTGGCTTCCAGGGTGGCAACACGATATGCGGTATTTAAAAAATCTTGCGGGAATATAGAAGCAAGACCTGCGGGAGTAGGCATTGGTTTTACATCTGTGGGTTTCTCGCCTGGAGTTTCATCAACTCCCGGTAAGCAAGGCCAGGATTCTGACGCGTCCAATCCATCAGAGCCTGGTCGCTCATCCCGGCAAAAGCGCCCAGTTCCTTCAAGCGACGCTGAAGCTCTCCACCCTGCTCCATGCTCCTACCCAGTTGCTGCTGGCCCGCATAGAAGGAAGGTAAGGAAACACCTGCAGGAGCAGCATACTGCTGAGCAGCATTAAGTACTTCTTGAGAGAGCGCGCGTTCTTGAACATTTTGACGTTGTGCGGGAGCACCGGCCCCGTTAGACACAACTCCGGGAGGCACACGAGGCGCAAGGGGAGGAGGTGTCAGTTGTCCGGCTTGCAGCCCTGGATCCAGAAGAGCTGGAGGGGCTGGTGCTTCAGGAGGCTGTAAACTTCCGGAAGCAATACCCACGTTAGCACCGTACAATTTTCTAAAGCTTTCTGGAGACTGGAAACCATAGTTCCGGCCAGCCCATACACGGCCCTGTGCATCGCGAATTGATGCGTCACCACCAAATGGTCGTGTGTTTTGTGCTAGAGACTGACGCAAGTAAGTGGCTTCTTTTTCGTCCTCAACACCGGCTGCAGAAGGGAAAAGGGCATCTACTGCTCCATAAGCTGCTAAACCTCCGCCAACAGTTGTTAATAAACCTGGCGTTGTTCCAGCAATGCCCAGGCTCTGTGCTAACCGTGCGCCGGCACTGATGCCTGGCATGGGATTTGCGGCATCAAGAAGATTGGCGGGATTCAGTGGATTAAAAACCTGACCAACTTTACCAAGTAGGGTTGTCGGCGTCCTTGTTGCTAAGGGGTTAATGGCTGTTGGTATCCGTCCTTGAAGATTGCGAAAAATTCCTTTTGCTGTATCGACACCGCCCTGCAACATGTTTTGGGGTTCACGCGCAAACATAGAAGTTTTTGCGGTGATTTGTCCCAGAGGGCTAGATGGTCCTAGCATCCCTTCAGACGGCATCTGGAAAGGAAGGGGAGGCTGGACCTTCTTTAATTGCTCAACAGGGATGCCAAGTTTTTTTGCCAACTGCTCGGCAGATCCTGTCAATCCGGAAGCACGCCGTAAAGCGTAATCAATGTTATAAGGGTTGTTTCCAGGGAGAGGCGTACTTGCTGGTGTCGTTAAGACGGGAGCTTGCGGACGTTGTCCAGGTAAGCCTGGAGCCCTAACTACACCACCTGCATTGACTGCTCCCGCTGGACGAGCAGGGGGCTGAGCTGCAGCGCGAACAAGCGTAGTTTTTGCTTGGCTTCTTGCGGCTTCTTTTGCAGTCCCTGGAGCCATCTGTGAAATACCACTCAGTCGATCCAGGAACCCTGTCGTGAGTCCGCCCCAATTTACATTCTGCGGGATAGCACGAGAGAGTACGTCACCTGCTGCTCTTTGCAGGAATTGATAGTTACGTGGGTCTGCGGCTTGAGCTGCACCACGTCCAATGAAGTTATAAAGAAAACCTGCGGGGGACTTAGGAGCCATTAGCGCCAAACCTCATGAAGATAAATACGAGAACCAACTGCAGTATCAGCTGGCCCAGGTAAAGCCTGAATAAATTCTGCACCTGAGCGTTCATACCGATACCGAGCCTGGAAAGGATCTTTGTAGTTAGGAACGTAAAGAATTCCAGCTAAACGATTTGTCTCGTAAAGATAGATTTCGTCCCAAACTTTTAAAGCTTCTTTTGCATTACTAGAGCGAATCGTGCGATCCACATCACCAGCAATGCTTTCAAGTCTAGTAGAAGGCGATGTTGCGACTTCTGTTTTCTTTTCGGCCGTATCACAGCGGCCCATTTGAATAACAAGTTTGTCGTAGAAGTATGAATCGGGAACCGTATTCATTGCTTCTTCTAGACGAGCATAGTCACCCGCCGGCACGGAAACCGTGAAGTAGCCCAAATGATATCGGACTCTGCTTTTATCAAAATCGCTGAGCTGCACAGCTTACTTCCGTATGTTTTTAATTATAAATGACCTTTACTAACTCAGTTGGCCAGACAAGGGGTTGTCTAGTACTCCAGTGGGAACACTTCCCATTAGCTCTTGGAGTTCCGCGAAAGGATCTTGTTTCTTGCCTCTAACTTGTTGCAGTATTTGTTGTGCCATTTGATTTGAAATATAGTCTTTAAGAAATTTTTGCTGCCTTGCTTCTTCTACCCGAGGATCCGGAGGAAGAACTGGTGCGGGTGGAGGGGTGCCACCGGCTTCTGCTCTTGCTGTTGACGCTTGTTGTGGTAGTTCATTTAAGTGCATGAACTCCAAAGTAAATGGACGATTATCCAGTGTCCTGCTGGTGAATCGGGACATATTGCCCGCAGCGCCCACATTGGCCAACGGTGTTACTGATCCCTCGCCCAAAACACGCAACATCGTGTTTGCAGGCAAATCATAATCCTCGCCACGATGAGGAACATTCCTTGCACCGGTAACAGGATGTACAGCGCGTACTCCGAAGGGATCTATTAATTTAACGCCCGGATGCAAACCATATTGACTTTGACCAAGATTTTGGAATAAAGATTCCCAGGTTTCGCTTCCTGGCCTTTTGAATTGAATTCGTGTACCTGCAATTGATCTCCCCGCCTGGCTCAATGGCATGTGTTTGCCATCGACAATAAACCCCAGGTGAAGATGAGGGCCTGTAACACCGCCGGTGCTACCTGATTTACCAACGTAACTTGCAGCTGACATATTGGTTTTCTTTTTATTTTAAGACTAAAAAACCCCCGGTTTCCCGAGGGTATAAAGGATGAGTAAATCAGACGCGAATTAAATTAGCTGCAAAAACCGAATCCCAATCAACCCGTTTGATTTGTTTTAGCTGTTCAAGATTGTTGAATCTTTCACCCGATAAGGACATTTGAAGATCTTTAATCTCACGAGCCGTTTTCAAACCAATGCCTTTAATATGATCCGCAATCATCTGAGCAGTGGCTGAGTTCACATTTAGGCGAGTATCCGGTGGAAAAGTACGAGGCTCTTCCTGTGCTGCTTTATCTTTTACCTGAAGAGTTTTAACCTTTTTGGTTGCTTCTTCGTCGGGCTGGATCTCAGTTTTGTAAACGGTAAAAAGGCGACCGTCCTGATCTTCGACCATGAACCAATCGCCTTGATCCCATTCGCTTACAACTTTGACGCGAGCGCCCGTTTTTTTGTGCTGGTAAAGCATTGCCGGAATAGTTGTCATAAGACCAGTGGTAACCTGGTCTTAGTTTAACTTACTCAGCTAACAGTGCGGCCCAGGAGATAGCCTTCGATGTCTTCGTAGCCAGCGGCTTCATCGGGCTGGAGATAACACACTTCAACCACGAAGTAACCAGTGCGATTGGCATTGGCATCACCACTGGAGATGTACCAACCACCAGAAGTGCTGGTCGAAGTACGCGAACCGCGAGCTTGCACGGTATAGGTGGTGGAAGAGGTGATCTGCTTGTAGATGTTGTTCACAGCTACACCGGCGGCACCAGTGGCGGTCAGGAAGGGCTGAGCGCTATAGGCAGCGGTACCAGCGGCGAAGAAGATTTCACCGGACTGGTCACCAGAGGTGGTGGAGGTGAGGTCAGCCTGGGACACGGCAGCGCCTGCATCACCAGAAGACACCAGACCAGGACCAAAGGTAATCACGTTACCAGTGGCGGCATACACACCAGAAGCAACGCGGCCATCGCCCCAGCCAGAAGCAACGGAGATGGTGGCGCGATACACGTAGGCAGGGATAGCGCTGCTACCAGAGATCACCATGCCGGTGATGTCGGTGCGGGTGTCGTCATTCCGATAGGGGGAAGGAACGATCACGCTACCGGAGGCAACGGCACCAGCACCAGAGGTAGTGGTCACGGCCACATAACCACGTTGCTGGAAGTAACGGTAACCAGGAACGGCCAGCACTGAAGTGGGGCCACCCTTGGAACCATCATTGGTACCGCTGTCGTCGGTATCAATGTTCTTGTACCAACCGTTCAGAGGCTCCGCCCAGTTACCTGGGTAGATTTTTTTGGCGGACAAATAGGTCATTTATCTTTTCCTATGTTGTAGGTTTATGTTTAATTATCAGACAGTGCCGTCATCTTGCACAAAGCTGTATGCGGTGGTGACGAAATCTTTGTTCAGGATTTCGAAACCAGCGTACAGTTGCCAAATGAGAATAATGAAACGGCTGAAGTCGTCGTTGTTGTTGATGAGCACCTGAGCGTTAGGACCGCCGATACCAACACCAACAGACTGAGGACCGAAGAAGTAACCTTGGGCCACTTCCTTAGAAGCATAGCTGGAACCACCATCAAAGGAAGCAGAAACGTTCTTGGTCGGGAAGTTGGTCGACTCGAAGAACTTAACGCCTTCAAACTGGACGCCAGTAGGCATCACAGGTTCACCAGCCAGGAAGTAACCCTGACCAGCCTGGGGACCCATGTAGAAGCTGGCGTTGTTAGGCATCATGGGGTTGCCCATGTACATGCCTTGGCCAGGATTGCCGCTATAACGGGCGATCTCACGGAAGTCAGGATCACGACGCAGGTGCATCATGAAGGTGGGATCGCAGATGCAGCGATACAGACCATCACCAAAGGTGGGGACGTTGCGCTTGCGGAGATCCTTCACAAGGCTCAGCAGGTCGGTACGCACCTGGAACTGCTGAACTTCATTACCATACTCGGTGGAGGTGTAGGACACACGACCAGAAGAGTCCTTGGTTTTACCGCCAGCGAAGTAGTAACCACCTTGAGTGGTAGAAGCAGCACCATTGGCTTCGGCTTTGGCGAGTTCATCAATGAACACGCGGTCGCGCCAACGGCGATAGTCGTCGAGCAGCGTCAGGCTACCGATCGACTGGTGGAACATGTTGAGGTTGCCACTATCCAGCAGAAGGCGCTGAGCAGTGATCAGGGTCTCACGTGCAATCTTGAAGGTGCTAGGCTGGGTAGGATCGCCCGGATCTGCAGGACCAGTGTACTCTTTCAGTACAACAAGCACCTTCTCTTTGGTGATGTTGCGGCTGTTGGCAGTACCGATAGTTTGGTCAGCAATACGCTCGCGGCTGTCCTTAGTACCAGGGGTACCCCAGAACTTATAGCGATCTAACTGAACGGTTTGACCGGGCTGACGAGTGAAGTCATGAACGACCACGGGCTCGACCGCCATTTCTGCGATATACGCAGGGTGGGGGCGGTAGAGTTCCGCACCCAAAATCTTTGGAAAGTCGTTATCAATGAACACTTTGTTTTATCCTCCAGTGTCGCAGGAAGTGTTTTTATCGGATGAAAGATTCAGACATTGTTATGTCTTATCTAACACAAATTTTAGCAGTTGGTAATTTACTTATTACATGTACTGCTTGATAGGCATGTTGCTAGAGCCATAAGACTCAGGATCAATAGCTTGTTGTGCAGCCATCTGCATGGCAGCATCTTGATTCATGCCTGGAATGCCAACCAATTGACCTGCGTTTGCAAGGCCACCGCCAATCATTCCACCAAACCCGCCAGCGGCGGTTAAGCCGATTGGAATACCAGCAGTATTAATAAGAGCCTGAGACCGACGAAGGCCAGTCTTAAATTGATCTCTTATTTGGTCTGGATCGCCACCTTGAGCGTTTAACTGCCGAAGCATATCGCGAACGTATTCTGCGTTCTCAATTTCAGAAGCAGACATACGAGCTTTGCGTGCAGCTGCTCCTGGATTGTTCATGACAACAGCACCGAGGTCGCTCATTGCTTTTACAGCGCGGCCACGTAAGCCAGGAATTTGTGCACCAAGTAGAGCACCAGCTCCGCCAGCGCCAAGTGCCTCTAATCCAAGGCGGCCAGCACCTTCGTCTTGAGCTTCACCAGAAACCAGGTTTCCTAATGTAGCAAGGCCGGCGGCACCGAGGCCGCCAGCCACTGCAGAAGCAATGGGATTCCTGCTGATTGTGTTAGCGTACTTACCAGCAAGTTTAATCATCGCTTCACTCCATCACAAACAGTTTGTTTGCAACGACTTGAGGCTGGGCTTGGTTCAGGAGGCGCCAGGCTTGTGCAGGATCCACATCCATTTGCTGCTTGAAGGAACCCCAGAAGTTTTCAGGTTGCTGAGGAGCGGAAGCTGCGGGAGGAGCAGGGAACTGTGGCATGTAAGGATTCACAGCCTCAGTGCGGTAACCAGGGGTTTCCAGGTCGGCCTCACTTTCGTACACGGGGTACGGGCCTTCAGGACCAAAGAACCGCAAAGTGTAATCACTGAGAACGTCAGGGTTCGTCAGGATCTCGTTGTAAGCCAGGTTCTCTTGGTGCTCGTTAACCGCGAACTCGGCATACCCTTCGATCAGGCCTTTGGCTTGGGTGCCCCAGGCAACAGCACTATCCAGCATGCCTTCCAGTTGGAGGGCATAGTTGTTCAGGATGGCAGGTGCTTCAACGCCGTACGCGCTTACCACGTGACGGGTTTCTGGACTCCACTGGAGCAGATCCGCTACGTCCCCCAAGGATTGAACCGAGAAGGTTTGGGAAGAGCTGGGCGAGGATGTCGGGTTGGCTTGCCAGGTCTGCGGAGCCGATTGTTGCGTAGCTGGGCCTACTTGCTGGCCGTAGTTCGCCGGGGCGTACTGAGTCGGCGCTACTGATGGTTGACCCTGGAACGGGGATTGAACTGGTGCGCTCAGAAGGCCCACCACTTTGTTGAACGCCGATTCCCACGGATTGCTCTGAGTCGCCGGTTGGGATTGGGGGGCGTACTGAGTAGGGGCTGATTGGTAGCTGGGGGCTGCCTGCGGTACTGCTTGGGGGTAGCTGGTACCCACCTGATACGCCACTGGAGCTGCCTGGTAGCTCGCCGGCGCTTGCGCTGGAGCTGGTGCCACGTAGCTGCTCGGAGCCACCGCTGCCGGAACTTGGCTCGTCTGTGGGATCGATTGGACGGTAGCGTCCTGCATAACTCATCTCCTTTTGTAAGGCTTCTAAAGTTCGATACAGATATGGGGTTAAATCCAATCTGGGATCCGCAGCCATCGGTAGATCCGGTGCTTGCGGGTGAGGAGTCTGCATCATTCCCCCCACTAGTTTCGCGAATTGAGAGTATGCACCCTGCAACTCGTTAACCATCCTGAACGGGAACCCAGATAACATCTCGGCTCGTTCCTCATCCGTCTTAGACGGGAAGAGGTATTTCAGTGCTTCAATGCTATCAACACCTAATTCCTGAAGATTTCGAACAACAATGGAGTTGTTCAAGATATCTTGCGTGGAATCTTCATACACTGGACCAAGCCAGCGCCAAAGTACGGTGAGATCCCCGTCGGGAATAAGACCCATGACTCCAGGTGGAATCATTTGGGTCTCTACACATGCCATCATAATTTGTTTCAGTTTCTCGTTGTATTGTTTCAACGCTTCGTCATAAGCAGCTTGCTCTTCTGGCCTTGCTTCTTTTGGAAGATCTACTGGTTTTTCTAATCCAGCGGCGGCGGCTAGTGTTGTTTTAAACAACTGTTCTTCTTGGTAAATAATTAATTCCAAACACCGGCAAATACCATGTGTATAAATTGCGTTTGCTTTTTTCTTTGATGTGGCCGCAACACGTCCGAAGAGTGACTTGTATTCAGTTGCGGTTACACCTGCAGAGATAGACAGTTCATCTACGCCGCCTAGTGCAGTACGGATTTCTTCGCGATACTGACGCGCAAATGCATTTTGGTCACCAGTAATCGCATCAGGAACAATGTAACCAACTCGATCGTTTGGTTCCAGGTTTGCAATAATCCGTGGAACACGAATCTGACCATCAATGCTACGGCTGGTGGGATCAGCCTTGAACATTGACCGACTCATCGGTGAAGGGCTGGCAAAGCCAGAGTTTGCTGCAATAGAAGGACGCTGGATATTAACGTCCCCACCTGCCTCCATTAGGTCGGTCTTGGGACGAGAGGAAAGAAGCGTGGGATTACCAAAGAACGTAATATTCTTTCGCATCGTACGCATCAATTCATCGTGCGTACAAATGTGATTGGCCATGGCATCGAATTCGCCAATGCCTTCTGTGGAGAATCCCTGGGGATTGTTAAGAATCTCGACGCAAGGAATAAAGCCTAGGCTATTCTTGAATTCTTTTGTTGTTCCAGTAACTGCATAGGTAGGCATGTCAAAAGACATTTCGCCATCTGAGTGCGTTTCTTCAATCAGATCCGGACGAATAGAAAGACGGATATACCGTTTGGCGCCAGGGCTATACGTACTCTTGGAGCCGGTCAAATTTGTAGTATTAATTTGATCACCAAAGCCCGCTCCACGCCTGACCTTGTAGCTGTAGATGATTACGACTTCATCTAGCTCACCGTCAACGTTGTAGTATGTCCTGTACTCGTGCTCGCGGAAGTAATAGAGGCGATAACTGTTTTTAGTTGGGCGGATATAAAACAACCCTTTGCCATCACACAGGAAGTACTCCCAGATAGAATCCAGGCGCGTATCCATCTTGTTGTACTTCAGTACGCGATCAAGAAAGTCCTTGCGCTGGGCACCAAAATTATCTTGTGCTGGAAAGAACTCAACTCCCTGGCGAATGCCAAAGAGTTTCATTTGTGCAATATGGGACGCGACAATTCCGGTATCAACGACAATGTCACTATCCTTGTCAAGGTAGGCATTGACAATTTCTTGAAGCCGGGCTTTAGCGTCTGCCATTATCTTGGTCTTTTGTTGAATACTAACAAGTTATTTTTTAAATTGCACCTGTACCAAGTTCACCCTGCAATCCAGGTCCTTGATAACGCTCAAAATATGGACGAATACCAGGCATCAAGCCCTCTGGCACCCCATAGGGCCATCGATAATTACGCAACGGATTGGAACGATTATTCATTGTGTAATTCGTAGGGTCGTATGGCAGAAATTGAGTATCTTGCCGAGTGCGTACATCTCCCGGAATGTCGCTCATGCCGCCATCGCGATTGCCAATAAGCTGTTTCAAAGTTGGTTTGGAGCCAGAGGCAGGTCTGCTTTGCGCAACTAACATTCCACCAACGTTACCAACTCCCGCCGCGGGCAACTGTGGTTGAAGTGGAAAAGTAAATTGTTTTTCCTCGTATTCTTTGGTCTCCTTTCCGGGAAGAAGGGGTTTATGCCAAGGCTCTCCACCTTGAATCTTAAAACGCGGATCTAAAAGAGGATTGCCACCCGCAACGGCACCTTGATTACCAACAAAACCACCGTATGTGCCGCCGGGTTGTGTAATGTAACGCATCCTTTTATCTATCAATCTTTTTATTTTACTCTTCTATAACCTCGTAACCAGCCGCGTCATTCACTTTGCTAAGAACAATGCCGTTGCTGCGTACGTCCCAGTTGAGAATATCGCCTTCTTGCCAGCCCAAATCTTCAATCACCTCGTCAGGAAGAACAATATACTGGTCTCCGTTCTCGTCCTCCTGGACCTCAAGGATGTAACTCATTTGCTTGAAAGCATCGTCTCGATTAGTTTATCAAGCTTATTATTAATTTCGCGAAAGTTGTCTCGCATATCTTGGATTTCTCTTAAGAAATCAACTTTAAGGACATACTCTAGAGGCAAGCGCTTCAGGTCTTCTTCCAAAAGATCGATCCTTCTCTTCTGTGATCCTATGTAATTGTAGGCCTGTTGCACCTGGTCGTTGTATCGACTTAAGATTTTGGATGCGGCCCAGCCGCCGCCGGTAACAGCCGATATGACGGCGGTTAAGCCGATGGCTAAGTATTCGGGTCCCACCGCAAACAATGCTTTTTTCTAATTCTAGAGTTTAGTAATCAACCTGAAGCTGACCTTTTCGCATTAAACCGGTAAGCAAAAACACAAGTGCGTCGACACAGTCATCGTGGCTGCTAACGCCAAAGTTAGTCAACTCCTCAAACATTGAAGTGAAATTGCGGAAGCGATTAAAAATAATTTTTCGATCCTCAAACATCCCCATGCAGCCACGGAAACGTGCAAGTTTATCCGCACGGAAACCTTTGACAGCATGCCAATTCAAGTTGTACAAACCTTCATTGTTCAAACAGATACGTTTAAAGTCTGCCTCCAGGGAAGCCTGATACGCCACAGCCTCGCTCCAGATATCACAAGTTGAATACGTAGGAAAGTAATTACCAGAGTCGTCTTTCCCAAGAACAGACCAATCGTTTAACAATTCTTTGAGGGCATCTAGTTTCTCTAGATTACCCATGACACGTAAACGTCTGTAATCGATGATATGAATTTGATCGCCTATGCGGCCACCAAGAACCATGACCGTGTAATCGTTTTTCTCCTTAGTACCAACAGAGAGATCAACCCCGATTCCGAGGGTGTCAAATTCAGTTGAGATTTCAGCCTTAACGATCAGCTCTGGCGCCAGAGACAACTCGTTTTGTCTAACAACCTGATTCATGTACTGGAAAGAAAAAGCAATAGGAGCTTGCCGCTTTTTTTCCTTTAGATAGTCCAGAGACCACATCTCTGGCCAGTAAGAAATTTCTTCCCCTGTTTTGGGATCATTAAGAATGGCGGACAAGACAATCTGCTGCCAATTGTTTTGCTCGTTAAAAGTTGTGGAATGAATGTCATCATGGCGAAAGCGTGTGCCAAGGCAAATTGCACGTCCTCCCTCGAACATGGTGGGCGCAATCACAGCGTTCCAGTTTTCCTGCATCTGTTTGCGGATATCTGGGTTGGCAATATCAGCGGCAGATTTAATGGCGTCATCAATCATCACCAGGTGTGAGCGCTTAGAGGTCACAGAACCTTTCAAACCAGCCGCGCAAAGCGTAAACTGTTCTTCACCCGTGGTATCAATGCCAGCAAACTTGTGATCAATTGACCAGTACTCATTACTGGTTACGTTCTTCAATAGACGTACTTTTGGGAAGACTTCTTGGTATCGTTTGCTTTCGATGATACGTTTGATAGTTGCAGATTTAGAACGAGCAATATCAACGGTGTAGGAAAGATAAAGAATTTGAAGTGGTTTTTGAGCATGAGTATGGATGCCAATGGCCCAAGCTGTCAGCAGACCTAGTACTGTTGACTTAGCGGAACCACGGGGGGCCAAGAGGTCGACGTTAGGTCCAGCAATCTTGATGAGGCAACTACTATCTTCGTGGGTAACGAAGTGGCGATGCCAATACTTGTGATGCGTGGCGGGAGGCTTATCAGCTACATACTCACAAAAGAAACCAAAATCTTCTCGTGCACGCTCAATATTTTCTAAGTTTTTATGTGGTCTAATTTGTTGCTTTTGTGCTGCCGCCCTGGCATTACGTCGATATGCAAGATGTTGGTAAGCAGGCACAACAATAGGTTCAAGTATTACTGAATACTACTTTATTTTTGTTGGGTCTGGTTCTTTTTACGTTCTTGATACTGGCGTGCCTTGTCCAAAGCCGCCTTGCGTTTTTCCTTGTCCGTCATCTTGCTGCCGTCTTTGTTCTTCGCGTTCTTTGTCTTGAAGTGCTCCAGGAGCTGAGGCGGCCTTTTGTTCTTTGTCATTTTTAAGAGCGTTTAAAACGGCAGCTCCTTGTTTTGCTTCGCCGCCAATGGGAGAACCTTGCAATTCACGTACTCCGCCGAAACGGTTTTTTTGAAGTTGCTGAACAACATTCATGAGTCCACCAGCGAGACGCGCATCGTTGGCTGGTGGCATCTGTTCGCCGGAAGGTTTCATGTTCTTATTGTTTAGGTTTCGTCATACTGAATTTTAGCCCATACACTCATTGAAGCTTCTTCCAAGGGCAATTCAATTGGATCATCCTTAAAGCAAGCCATCAACTCACGAATTGCTCTATCCGCACCAGCCATCAACAAACCTTTGCGATCGCGGTTTGAAGTGTAGTTTTCAATCTGTGCAATCGTACCGCGCAATTCTTTTTGCATTGCAGCAATACGTGCAACACCTGCATCGCGTTTTACGAGGCCTTCATCTACATCCTGGCGTAACTTACGAATATCCTCCTGCATCTCATCAATTTCGTAGAGGAGGGTTTTGCGATGATCTGGTTTTGGATAGTTGGTTTTAAGCCAGAGTTCACACGCAGCAATGCTTCCCTTATAGCCCAGGAAACGAGCATAGAGGAAGCACTCAATGATGGAGTAATTATCGAGAGAAAAACCGCTAAAAGCTTCTTGTTCAGCAGAGTTTAAATTATCAAACCACTGCTCAAACAGCTTAATATCGATAAGCTCGCTGGGCCTGGTTGTAGTCTCGGGCTTCGTCAGCTTGACGGAACTGCTGCGATTGTTCAGATGAGGTGCGCTGTTCTTCTGCGCCCTTGCCGATGGTTTCTCGCTCTTGTTCACCAAGATCCTCCGCTTTTTTCTTAGAGAAACTATAAGCTACTTCAGCAGCTTGTTTGTATTTATCTAGGTCAAACCAGTCATCAGTATCGGTTTGTCCTGTTGGTACGCTGCTAGCCATAGCTTATAGCTCTAACTTGAAGGGGATCAGAAGTTGCTCATCATGCTGGCAAGACCTTGCGCGTAAATATTACGGCGGCCTTCCAGGGATTCTTGGCGCTTTTGACGACCTTTTGAACCTTCCAGCTTGTCAAGCAAGGTCTGGAATTTATCGATATCAAAGTAATCGTCGGTAGCACTTTGGCCGGTAGGGACAGAAGCAGTCATGTGAATAACGCATTGGTTATTTACTTATTTTAAACAATATTATCCAAAAGCGGAAGTAAGTAGACCGTACATTGATCCGGCAAGTTGCATTTTACCGAGAGCTTTGTCTGCTTCCGTTCGAGTTGTCATGGATTTCAGGCTATATTCACCAGTTGTCTTGGCAACGTCACGTGCTGCTAATCCTTCAATATCAGCAACACGTTCAAGACCGGCATTAATAATTGGCTGAAGGTCCAGCTTGCCCTTGGTCTCGATCTCGGCTACCCTTTGCCGCCACTCGGATTCCCTGTCGGCAGTATACTTGGTGCCTTCTAAACCAAGCTCTGCAACCCTGTTTTGCGCATTTGCGTAAGCATTTGCAACATTAAGGTCACCTTCGTTTTCGGCGCGCTGAAGATCTACGTTGGCGTTACCAACATTCTGGAAGAGCGTGTTTAGAGTGTTGGTATCAAACTGAATACCATTGATTGTTGCAGAGGTGGGATTTGGATTGACATTATTGTTGTTATTGTTAGTGTTGGTATTAGTATTGGTGTTGGTCGGCGGCTGCCAGGTAGACGCATAGTTTTGCGCACTAGAGGCAACCTTGGCGGAGGGCGCCCTTGTCTCAATCCTTGATACAATTGACGTCGGCGTTAAGCCTGTTTTCTTTTCAATTTGCTTGAGTTCGCCAGCGCCAATTTTTTTGCCGTAGTCACTGATGTCAATCTTCTTGCCGGCAATTTTAATTGTATCGTTCTTCTTGTCTTTGTTTGCCATCGTTTTATACCTAAGCGGTGGGATAATTCATTTTATAAGGAGTATACAGATTAAGAATTTCTCCTTTCTCGTTTCTTGCTGACGGCCCGAACATGTAGGAAATCATTTCTTGTTGCGGTGTTGCAACCAGGCGCCTTGCCAGCATATCTTCTTTTACTTTATTAGCAAACGCTTGGGGACTACGGATATTAGCGGCTTTTGCAAGGCCTGCATAACGCTCAGCGTCTTCAGGACTCAGGTCAAGACCTTGTTGAAAATATAGGTTTTCAATCTCGCTTTGGTAAGCGGGCTTGCTGTAATCAATAGGTTTCTTGAGACTTTTTGTTAACGCTTTATCAATAAATTTTGAATTGGAATAGAGGTTTTTATATTTATCAAGGAACTCTTCTGCGCCACCTCGGTTGCCAGAAGCTACGTATTGCCTAAACTCAGATTTAATTCTTTTCTTGGTACTTTTTGGAGGCTTGATCTGGCTGAGTCCGTATTTCCCAAAGGCTACTTCTTGTTCAGTAGGCTCGTAGGGTGCGGGGCCACCACCTCCAAAACCGCCTGAGAGAAGACCACCAACGCCGCCAATGATGGAGCCAACCGGACCGAAAACAGAGCCGGTTGCCGCCCCTGATAGGCCCCCTCCAAACGCACTTCCAATATCAAAAGCCATTTATCTAATAAACCTATTGCTTTATTTTAACCGAAAAGATTTATGAGCCAGCGAAGCCACCAAAAGCAGTACCGCCGTATTTACCGGCAAGGTCATAGAACCTATTCGCCCTATTTGCTTGTGAATAAAAAGGATCGTTTGCTGTGAATTTAGAAGCCCAAAGAGGGGCTTCTTTTTGATTAAAAATATCAGTATTCAATGCGTGGTATTGACGACCTGTCGCAGCATCACCAAGAACGCCAGCCGCTTGCTGAAATTGGTTGTAAGACTGATTGGCATTATTCATGCCCACCATGCTTAAACCAAGGTTGGCAATATTAAGTAAACCCCCGAGTTGACCAGTAGAAAATCCTCCACCTGACGAAGATCCTGCAGAAGTCGACGGCGCTGGAGTAAAGGAGCCTGGAGGAGCATATTGCTGCCAACCAGATGCTCCAAATCCTGGCGCAGGAATAAATGAACCAGGGGGAGCGTACTGTTGCCAACTCATTGTTCTACTCTTACAGATTGATGTACTGACGGGAAACCAATGCCGGACGCTCGCGTGCCTGGCCGATTAAGTTAATTGTAGGCTCCGCAAATGTAAATTTCTGCGCCATAGCCTTCTGCCAATTGCCGGGGAGATCCATAAAGCCTTTGAAGACATGGCCTTGCATAGAACGTTGTTGAGCTTTATCAAATAAACGTCCCATTGTCCCCTCGTAAATACGGGAGCGCTCTTCCAAGATTCGCGGATCGTTGTTAATGATGTCTTGAAAGATCTGTACTTTCAGGGCACGTGACGTCGGATTGTCATCTTTTCCAGAGCCAAACACGTCCTTGAGATCAATACCAAGACGATTTGCTGCGTCTTTATAGATCTGCGTGTGATCAAGTGTGCCAGCGAGGGGAGGCTCTGTACCTGCTGCAACAGGCTGGGGAGCAAAACCAAAACCACCAAACAGCTGTCCCAGTCTCATTGTTTTTCTCCTTAGAACGTAATGTTGGGAGCAGCAAGAACCCCGTGTTGATAAGGGTTGGCCTGTAAAGCAGTTCGCAAGTTTGCACCAGCTTCTTGTTGACTACCAACAGCTAATTTACCTGCAGTTGCAACAGTACCAAGCATTGCATAATTCTGACCCATGGTTGCAATCAAGGCTTGCTGACGCACCAGGTCATTACGTTTTGCCTGTTCAACAATTGGGAACTGTCGTTTTAAAACTTCAAGATCTAACTCGGCAGCATCACGACCCAACTGCTTTTGGGTCTGAATATAAAGTTGTGCTGTCCTTGCATCCATCTTCGAATAAGCCTCGACAAGCTTATCGGTCATACCGATTTGCTCAGCAAGGGAACCCTCGCGACCCGTGATGGGTTGTCCTTTGCCAATGCCACCTGGCAACTTGCCTTCTGCCTTTGCCGCTTCAGCCATGTCACCAAGTCCTGTACCAGCGGCACTTGCCAGGGCAGGAACAACGTAACCAGCTGCTTTCAGTAATGGATTTTGGGAGGCACGCAAACCAGATGTAATGGCGGCAGTGGCACCGCCAGCCGCTAAGCCACCTACCGCACCTGCCGCAGCGCCAAGAGGACGGCCCTGGATCAATTCGTTAGTTGCGATGCCAAGAGCAGGAAGTGCGACGGTACCTTGAAGCAAACGTCCACGATCAAACAAAGCATTACGCACTTGATTAGCTGATTGCCCAAGGCCGCCAGGGCCACCGGGAGTAGCATTGGTCCCTGTAATCGGAACAGTGCCACCACCGCCGCCGCCACCTGTTACGCGCCCTTGACCAGTACCTGAACCGCGTCCACCGCCGCCTGTAGTTACATTACCTGCTTCAGGGTAAGCATTACCAGTAATGCGTGGATCAAGGCTGGGTTGTTGCTCACCAAGTCCAACCGCTTGCGCCATGCCTTGCATCAAGTTTTGGAACGCAGCGCCAATGCCTGTACTTGGTTCTTGATAAAGGCGGGATGCGCGGCCACGACGAGAAAAAGTCTGTTCGTCGCCCCCTGTAACGCTTGCCATATTACAGCTATGTTTTATGTGATAATTCTATCACTGCACTTCTTGTTCATATTGTGCAAGTGTTGGTAACTTAGGACGATTGCCTTGTGCAATTAACTCATTAACTGCTGTGCCAAGTACAGCGCCAGCCACTGCACCTACAACTCCGCCGCCTAATCCCCTTCTAGTGAGGCCCTTGGCAGAAGAAAGACTCGTGGTAACAACATCGTCGGCAATACCAGGGAGGCCCTGCTGGACAACAACAGAACGGTTTGGATTAGGTGCACGCAACGCAACAGCTGCACCAGCAAGACCCCCAAGAGCTGTTGCAGCAGACGCAATATTGACAGGGTAACCAAGCATGCGAAGCTCTGGCACACCTTCTAGGTTTTCATTGGTGTATTTAACTAAACCAAGTAAGCCTTTATCTTGGTAATAGTTTTTCATAAAATTGGAGTAGCGTTCAGGAGTTAAATCCGGGATGTCTTCTTTTGCAGTCTCATATTTTAAAGGTCTGCCTTGACGACTTAAAAAGAAACGTTCAAACAATTCTTGAACTGGTTGTTCAGTTTGCCTACGATCTTCTGAGCCTTCTTCTGCGTACTGTTGCGCATAGCCCTTGGGCCTGAACATCTCTCCAACATTTGTAATGTCATAGGTACCAGCGAGAGCTGTGGCCGGTGCAGTAATACCAAGCGCAATAAGACCTGTTTTTGTTTTACCCAACTGTTTATACGCTTCTTCACCTATTGCCGTTTCTAGTGTTCTATCAACTGCTTTGTCCAGAATTGCTAAAGGGTGGTTATACCGCCAGTAAATGCCGCGTGTGCCGTCATTGGCTATGTCAGTCATCAAGCGTGCGCCAAAAGCACCTACAGCTTGAACAGGTGTTTCACTTAAAGATACGCCAAGATTTTTTAATTCTTGGTGGTACTTCCCACGGAGGTTTAGAACACTTGGATAAACCTCTTCCGCACGACGCGTCGCCTCTGCACTTTTGGCAGCACCTGCACCGAGATTATTTAAGAAGTTTTGAAACTTATTCATATCACACACCCACAATGGATGCCATGCCCGCACGAATGGCGTTCAAGTCAACTCCGCCAGAATTAAGCAGTTCTTCTCGTGCTGCATAAGACATGGGCAATGTTGACTCAATGCCTTGAGTTTGGAACATAGTACCGGGGGAGTAGGCATTGCGTACTGCCATACGGTTTGCGTTTACTTGATTTGCTTGTTCAGCAAGTTTTTCATTAAGAAGATCACGTTGTATATTTTGTTGTAAAACTTGTTGAGATTGGATAAGATCGGTGGGAAGAGGTTGATTATGTAATAGACTGCCTACGCCCATGCTGGTAAGAAGGCTTGTGCCAATATTGACCGGTGTCTCTAAACGACTAACAATTGGTTCTGTTCTTTTTACACCGTTCTCTATAACCGTACGTGTCCCTTTGGGTCTAAGCGCACGAACGCCAGAAACTGCAGCGCCCGAAGCAAGGGTATCTGCTGCACCATAAAGCATAGCCTCTGGAAGCGGAGTGCCTGTCAGTAATCCATATCCAGTGGTAAGCAGTCCGCTGCTTAGACCAGGCTTAACAGCGTTTAATAAAGATTGAAAAAGCCTGCCGCTTGCAGCCATGATATCTTTTTCTTTTTATTATAAATGTTAGGCATCCTCTGAATCATTACTTAAGAGCTGGGCGACAGACCTCTTGTCTTCCATCTCAGCTTCAACCCTGCGCTCTGCGGTCTCCATGAGATAGCCCCGTGGATCAGGGTTAGCAATGCGAGGCATGGGATTGGTAATGCGTTTATCAGGATTAAGGGTAGGACTTAGTTTGTAAGCCTCTACCCAGATATCAGAAAAACCTGGTTGCTCTTGAGGACGCAAAGCAGTATTGGGACGCCCTTCATCAAAGCTGTAATCTTCTTTGCGTTTAAACCTTCCAAGTCCAGCAAAAACTTCAAACTCTTCAGGATTGTTGCCAACGAAGTTTAAACCTGGATTTAGTTTTAACTTACGTGTTTGGATGCGACGAAGAATATCTTTGTCCTCGAAGCGACCGTGCATCCATGGAGAAACACCAGTGGATGCTTTGGGCGCAAAGAGATCATCGTAGTTTAGTTGTTTCTTTTGGGTGAAAATATCCTGTCCGTAGGAAATATACTTTGACGGATCGCTGCTAAGCCGATGATCTCTTGCCATTATTCCTCAGCTTTCTTGCGGTCTTTTTTCTTCTTTAATCCTACCAAGGTTTGACGCAACCGCGCTTGTTTTACGGTTTTTTCATCGTACTTTTCAGGATTGGCAAGAACGTTTTCTTGGAGCTGAGCAGAAGTAATACCTTTTTTCTTGGCTTTAGCAGTAAAAACACCCTCCTTCATCTCCATGCCTTGAATCCACTTTTTATCCTTCTTTTTCTTTTGTTCAGCCATGATTAGCCTCGTGGGAAGAAGACGTTGCGTTGAACCGGGCGATTCGCCTGCGCCATTGGAACCATTTTACCTTGTCTGCGCACCATTCTCTGAGGAGTGGATTGAGAAGCAAGCTGCTGCGCTTCACGTGCCAATGCTTTTTCATAGAAGTCCAGGGCACTGTTGGGGGTGTAACCCGAAGCCGGTCTTTCCGTAAGCATACCGGGAATCGAAAGTTGAGGTCCAGTAACACGACGTTCGTAACCGGCAATCTCACGGTTGGCACTTGTACCTAAGGTACTAACAGCGGGACCTTGTTGAGGTGGTGGAATAGGACCGTAAGTGCGTTCTCCAGCAGTGCCCATTGGAATGTTACGTTCACCAGTCTTAACGCCTACTTGAGTTGCTCCAGGTTGTTGACCACGCTTGTAAGCTGCTTGTGCCATAAGTTGATTACCGATCTGTTGTAACTGCGATCCAGAAGCACCATAGCGCTCAAGAACTTGAGATTCAGTTAGTGCGCCAAGACCGGCGGGAATAGCTCCTATGCCCTGGCCAAGCTGTTGCGCACCACGCACCATGCGGCCACCGGGGGTTGCTTCTGCAGCGGCTGCAAGACGATAGCGGTTATATTCTTGAAGCTCAGCGGAAGGAGATGTACGCACCGAAAGACGGCTTCCGCCTTGTGGATAATCGCCACTAAGAACATCAGATGCTGGGCCAGCAGCAAAACGAGCAGGTCCTGTAAAGGAAGACGTAATTGGTTCTTGTATCAACTCCCCAAACTCGTTGTAATAGAAGCCGGGTTTTGCGGGACGCTGTGTAGGAGATACGTTTGGTTGACCTGTTTGACGAGAAGACAGGGTTTGATAGGGGCCCGAAACCACCTCACCTTCTCCTTTTAAGGTAATTCCTGTAAGCTCCGCAATGTTTAATGCATCCTGATTCTCTCTCTTGAGAGTTTCAATTAATTGATTGCGTGGATAAGAGACGGTTTTATCACCCATCTTATAAGTAACTTTGGCCCCAGGGGTGCCAGGGGGATCAGTAGAGACTTGCGCACCGCTCTTAAGCAAAGTACGCAACTGAGAAGAAACCGCTCCACCCATCGAAGGCTCAAGGCGTGCGTAATACGCCGAACGGACATTCTCTCCAGTAGCAGATTTTTGCATGATATCCGGAAGAGGTTGACCGGATAGTTGGCGTTCGGGCGATGAAATTTGAGGTTTGGCAGAAGTAATAACACCAGACTCATCAAAGCCTGGTAGGTATTGAGAAACAAGAGTTTGCGTGCGTTTCGAGATTTCTTCAGGATCTAAACCTTGCTGCTTAAGACTAGATTCAATTGTGTTAGAAAGTTGACGCTGAGCTTCAATAATATTTGTACGGCGATTTTGTTCATTTTGCACCGCAGATTTGCCTTTAGTTTGTGGTCCAGTGTAAGGAAGTTTTTCTCCATTCACACCAACCAAGAAACCTTTTTGTTGCGTCTCATAAGACGCCCCAGAAAGCATATTAATAAATTGACGACGGGACTCATCATACTGATCAAAAGGCCGTTGCGTCATGATTGGTGTATCACCAACCGTATTCTTCAAAAGAACATTAACCTTTCTGTTGATTGTTTCGTAATCATCGCCATGAATATCTTTAATACTTTGTACAGCATTTTGAATTGAAGTGAGCGGTGGTACACCGACAAGGGCCGCGGCATAAGGTGAAACTTCAGCATCTAAACGAATGTTGAAATTCACAAGGCGCGGTTTTGTTTTGCCAGAATCTGGATCTGTTACTAGTTCTACACGTTGAAGAGGAGCATGAACAATTTCAGTAGTTTTAAATTGACCAATAACACCAGGGGCAATTTCGTTTTCAGTTAAGGCATCTACTGCCATGGGAACGGTGTCAATGATATTCCCTGTTTCAGCCCCTTTATAGCGAATTGGAGATTGACGAGATTCAGCCGTCAACGAAGAAAGGTTATAAGAAGGAAAACCAACCATTTGACCATTTATCTTGCGCATGGCAGGATAAACTTCTGGCTGGTACACCGGCAGGTATGCGCGATCTCTTGGTTGTGTAGAACCACTTGGGCGTTCTTTTTCAAAATATTTCTGAAGAGGCCCTGTATATTCTTCTTGTTCACCAAGACGCGCACGGGCTTCTTCTCCACGAGCAGGCCGTAATTCAGTGATGTACTGAGGAATATCTCCGACTTCTGATTCGTAAATTTCTTGCAAAGCTTCTGATGTTGCTTTGTCCCAACCGCCAAACGTTTGTGCACGATTGCGAGAATCACGTTGAGCCTCTGGTAATTGATAATTGAGAAGACCAGCGGCTTTGCGTTTTTCGTAATCAGTGATCGTATGTGGAAGCTCTGCCGAACGACGCTCCCAGTAATTCTTCATGGCCTCTGCATAAGCCGGGTTTACCACTTCGCGCATCTCCCCGCGAATACCACTGATGGGCTCATCAAGTAATTCGGTGTAAGGCAATTTACCTTTACGCGACAAAGCTAAAGCCGTAGTACCAGCTTCACCACGGACTCCTTCGCTTGCTTGTTTTAAACGTTGAAGATTGTAAATAGCACCTTCTTTTTGACCAGGGCTTAACTCAGTATCGTTTAAAACATTTTGGATTTGGCGATCAACCATCTCAGGATCAATTTGTGCAAATGCCGAGAAAGTTTCACGCATTGGCGAACTTGGTCCCAAGACATTTACTTCTTCTCCTTCGTATACGTTTTTCAGAGAAGAAGGATAATTAACGATTCCTTCAGGCATCTGCCGTGAAGGCGACAGGCTTGTGCCTTCGTTCCAGGCTCTCTTTGAGAATATAGGCTGTTCAAGCAAAGCCTGCTCACTTGCCAAGCGGTCTAAAATCTTTTCTTCCCGCAAAGGGCGACGTGCTGCAGGAAGTACGCTAGATGGCGCATAAATACGTTCCTCCTGTGGAACGGCAACAGCTTGATCTGTAGATGAGGTACTGCGTTGTTTTTCTTCCAGGCGGCGCTGAAGAAATTGTTGGGCACCAGAGTTTACTGTTTCGTTACGTACGTCAGCTACAGGGGGCTCCTTGGATTCTTGTACGTCAACTAAGGTTTCCTCTGGAACTTCCGGTACATCTTCCTGTGGACGGTAACGTGCGCCCGCTGCAGTCTCTAAATCGGTAAAAGTGACGCCTGACTTACCAGGCTGCTTAGGAATATCAGTAACACCACGGTCCTGAAGCAGTTTACGCACCCCATAAGCACCTGCACCAAGGCCAGCAGCCGCTAAACCAAGGCCAATGCCCACCGAAACAGGGTCAATGCCCTCAGATTGGGGTGCTTTTAGCTGATTACGGCGAAATTCCAGAACTTCTGGGGCCATCTGCGCCCTTTCTTCCGGATCTTCGGGTACTGGAACCCCGGTTGCACGGCTATAAGCGTAAAAATCAGCGGGTGCCAGTGCCATTTGTTTATTGTTGCGCGTTAAAGTTGTCCTTCTTTGTATTTTAAAGGAAAGAATTTGTAAAACACTACGTAAGTTAGACTGTTAACAAGAAAAACACAGCGACAAGCAACGTAAAAAAGTCATGAACCCTAAAACGCAGATGGAAAGGGGAATTGCACTCAAGGCAATTGCCAGCAAAGCACGAGAACTGCAAGATAAAGGAGTCAGTGGCTTAGCTGTAGATCAATTTTTAATTGGTGCCAGGCAAAAATTGGCGGAAGAGCGCCCTGATGTAGAAGCACACGCTAAGGCCGCGGCTGCATCTAACAAATGGATGGCACAAAACCGTTAAGAAGAGTAAAAATATTTTTTAATATTTTTTACCGGGGGCTAAAACCCCCGTTTTTTGTGTAATTTTTTGGTGTAAGCAGTTGTTACCCATACATTTTTTGCAAAAATTGGCCCTATAGGGGTCCAAAAAGGATAAAAAATTATCTGACGCTTCTTCAACACCATGCGCGTAGTGAATTGCGTATAGAAAAAAAGAAAGGTGTGGTGGGTTAAATAATTTATCGGGGGCTGCGCATCCGTGTAACGCAGGTATTCCATCGCTTTAGATCAATGCAGTTGACGAAGGAAGAGCAGAAGGTTGTCGAGTTTGACGACCGTTGTCAGATGGTGGCAAGTTATCTATGGGAAGGTAAGTCTGTCACGATGACTGCGAAGCAGCTTGAGTGGTATGACGTGACGCCGCACCAAGTGATAGCGGAGCTGAGCGGTTGGCTTCGTTCGGAAGAGCAAGAAGCCTGCTGGGAAGCGGAGCATTTGTATCGTGGCAGCCGCCGTGAGCGTACACATGTTGTCTATTGCACCAAGCAAGGTGACAAGTATGTGTTCAAGGCGAAGGTTGTCAAGGTAGCTAACTACGTTTGACGGTTAACTCTTCCCCTGGTGAGAGCCAGGGGTTTATTTAGCCCTCAAAGCTATGCTTCTAGACGCATAAACGCATTCTGTACAGTCTGTACATCGCGCGCGCGTACTTTTGGGCTACATCTGCTGCCTGTTCAGGCAGGACAGTCGCGCCGCAAGGGATCTCAGCGATTAATCGTCAAGCTGGACGTTAAACGTAGCCTTGTCCTACCTAATTCAACACCATGACTTACACCGTTATCATCAAGCATCACGACGTATTCTCTCAGTCTTATCTCCAGGGCTGTGAGCAATCGTTTGACACTGAGCAGCAAGCTCAGGATTACATTCAAACATTTGAGGATTGGGAACAAGATCTTCTGGAGATTGATTTCAATCCTTTCTGAGTAACAGGCGTGATGCCGGGGGATCGAATCCCCCACTCAGTATTGCCACAATTCAGTGGCATTTACCTACACCACACGACCGTGATCAAAGCACAGAACGTCTACGCACTCATCATCATCCAGGCATTTGCCATGGGTATTATCGCTGGTCCAGTTGCTGGATACTTCATTGATAAGGCAACTGCCAAGCAATGCATTACTCACGACTGGCCGAAGGAGGCCGATCAAATCCACCGTGATTGGTGCGTCACTAACGGCTACAAGATCTAAGACTCCTGCTCTGGGGACTACGGTCCCCTCAACAGGACTCAACATCCTGTATCCCACTGCTCATTCAACACCATGTCAATGATTAAGAACTGCACTGTCGTACTTTCCAACGGCAACGTCGTTGGGATGCATGCAAACGAAGCAGATGCAGAAATGCAAGCAATGGAGCTGGCATACGAATGGCGCAGACAATCTGACTGTGGCTCCGAGGTACCAGCACCTAAGCTTGCCGTCCTGTCATTCAATGACTGGATGCAACTGCAGAAAGAGTTTGCATTCTGATTCCTGCACTTAACCCTTCCATTGTGGTACATATGTACTACGACGGTAGGTTTTCTGCAGGCAATCAAGTCTGCTATCCAACTCAACTCAGCTCATGACTGCACTACACATCCGCAAGAACATTGCTGCTGCACTGTTTAACACAGCGGCAGCTATTGACAATGCCAAGCTTCCTACCAAGGAAGATATCGGTACTAAGGTGAATGAGTATCGGCTGCGTGCAGCGGCACTCATGATGCCGAACGATATGGCATTCGTCATCACTCCTAAGCAAGGCAACTGATCATGCACCGTAATTACTTTTCTGACTCCTGTGTCGCTCTTATTCTTGGCTCTGGCTTGGGTTTACTGTTATCTGTTGGAGCACAGAAGCTTCTCAACAGACACTACCAAGCAACGTGCCATGACAGACCAGGACACAATCTGATCTACGTCCAAGGATTCCTTGGCGATACGTACTACTGCATCAACAGTAAGTATATCAACTGATCTCTGCACTTTCCCATCATATCCATTGGATGTGATGGGTTCCTGCAGGGCTTAGCTCTGCATACACCACACGACACCACCAGGACTCAACCATGACTCCTAAAGCTGTTGAATATCTCCTGACCCAAGACGCTCGTCTGCTAGCCAGGAGAGATGCCCCTTGCATCGACCAAGAACTTGAGGCGCAGCGCCAAGCTGCTCTTGAATTGTTCTTCGAGTGGCAAGACGGTATGCGTCAATTCCAAGACCTTGTTCCCTTCGTTGCCATCGTGCAGCGTAAGGTAGATCTCAACCGGGATCTGCTTCGTTGGGAACGCAGGCAACTGGAACAAGATTGACGACTACACTGAGGGGCTTCGGCCCTTCTCTGTAGTCTTCATCAAGAAGGCTACGTACCACTGCACACAACACTATGGCAGTTTCAATTGACCATCACGACATCACAGCAGCCCTTAATAAATTCAACCTTGAGGTAACTGATTATTATCTTGAGTTTGCTGATGATGTCATCTATATGTACTGGGTAGCATGCCCGGCAGATATAGAACACTACATCAAAGAAGACACTGGTTGCCTTGCGATTCAGATTAAAGGCAAGTGGTTCTATCTGGATGAATCCCGACCGGACACTGAGCGTCCGTTTGTTAACTGTCGTTATATCTTGGAGACAATCTGATGAAGACGATTTATTCAATGGGGAGAGGCAAATACATCCACCTCGATTCTTACGGTGAGTCTCATGGGACTCGCCGTTGGTCAGTTGGTATTGCCCTCTTCTCCATCGTCATCGCCGCCATCACTGCCACCGCACTGGTGGACGTTGACATCACTGATCCTTCACTGAAACAACACCATGTCATTCACAATCGCATTGGTTACTGACCGGAGTGGGCGTTATGCTCACGTCTGGGGAGAACCAAGGAGCTGGAATCAATTCGTTGAACAGCTCGAAGATGCTGGCTGCGAAGTGATTGAAAACCAGACCGAAGATTGGGAAGGGTCTACCAGGGATGAAGTCGCTGAAGACTGCTTGACAGTTCATCAGCTACTGCACGACACTGACTTCATTCCCCACTAAACACCTGGGCATCCACAATTGAGAACTCTTCTCAATAACGTGGTGTAAGTCCCAGGTCCAACCGTTCACTTACTCAACTTACACCATGAGAGACCCTAACTTCATTGATGAACAACGTAACGCTGACTTGCTTGATACCATGGCTGATGTGGCATATCAACAAGAGCAAGCCATGCGTGAAGCGTTTGAAGAACATCAAGAACAATGGATGATGCGTGAATTGAATCTCAACTTATTTGAACAGGAGACCTACGATGACCAAGCCTAAGTACACACTGCGTCAAGCATGGGATGACGGTGACATTATCGTCATCCTGATCGCAATCATTTCAATCATCATCACTGAATTCGCATCATGTCTTACATCTCAGAACTCAAGAAGTTCTACCCCAAGACCTACAAAGTCCGCTTTGCAATCAACGCCTACAACACACACAAGTATTTCGAACACGAAAATCCAACGGTCATCACCGTGCACGAAACCTGCCTCCGTTATGGAGGACCCGAAGAAGGAGGCTGGTGGTTCCAGCAAGGTAACCCGGTCCTCAGCCACTGCATCTTCTCCAAGAAGCAAGCGATCCAAACCTACGTCAAGTACTTCGAAGAGTACAAGATCGAAGGGCAGCCGTCTCTTGGAGATACAACAACTAGCTCCAACATCGAGCTAAGTTTTTCCAACAGGTATGCAGAGGTGTACCCTAAGACGCGTCCCCATTACTGCTGAGATTCATGCTTGCCACTGCAGTACCAGCACTCAGTATCAATCAACGTAACCTCTATGCTTACTTCTTGAACCACAAGAAGAAGTATGGGAACACACCATGCTTTGTACCAAGGCTTCCGTCACAGGCCTCAAGGCTTGAGCAATATCTTCAAGCCTTGGTAAGGCTAGAGGAATACGGATTGATACGTGTAGACAGAAGCGTTGATAACTACACAGGCTGGATGATGCTAGAACCTAAGGCCACATAACGTAATAACAGTGCCGTAGTATTGGATGGCATGTAAGAATTGCCAATACATGCCAATACTTCAGTTATAGTCTCAATCCTGGGCAGCACTGACGTAAGTACGGTGCGTAAGTCCCAGGCTTTTATCCGACTGTATTACGTACATCAGGTGTAAACCTTTGCATCTGATCTAACAACCTAAGCTCTGCTTGTTTGTTTTGTATCGGAATGCTTTCATTTCTTATAACAGATGTTAAGAAGTCCATTACTTTATCTTGAGGTGGCATAGAACCATGTGCCTTCATGTATTCTTGTTGCCACCCTTGAAGGAATGGACTATTGGCCATTGCATATCTACCAGCTAATAACATGGACCTGAGTATGTCCTTAAACTACTCAGTCCATCATACTCATCATCAACCTCAACTCCACATCAACCATGACCTACCCCGAAATCGACTGGAAGAAGAACGAGTACAAGCAATTGGAAGAAGCTTTGGACATACTCAAAGCTGTCATCGAACGTGAATCAAAGCGTCATCAAATGGATGAGCACTTAGTTCCAGGAGATAATGATATTGTCCAAGAAGCAATCGGTTTGCTTGAAGAGATCATTGACTATGACCCGACACCTAACGAGCCTGGTGAACCTCCCATGACAATGGACGAAATGCACAGTGCTGCATGGAAAGAACACCAGGAGATGCACCGGTAACAGCCAACTAGGGGGGACTAGTACATAAGTACTTCCCCCCACACCCCCCGACAGAGTACCAGGGAATCCTTGGATTTATATAGGACATACTTATGTTCCATTCCCTTGACTCCCTGGTAGACTGTCCTTGTTAATCAACTCATCTCAACCCATGACTACTCCCAACACTCCACGTATACCTGACTCTCTTGACATGCAAAGACTTCAAGCTATGCAACTTGTTGCAAAGATGAAGGAATCAGCAGAGAGAAATGGTATTGGATTCATTGGTGGATTCATTGCTCCGAATGGAGAGAAGTTTGTCATGACCAACATGACAGACGAAGATGACATCAATGCACTCATGCCGGAGGATCTTAAGTGAATCAATCTCATCCCGTTATTCCAACCGAGTACCTGCTTGATGCTTGGCATCAGCAACATCAACGATACAGAAAGAGCTTCAAAGAAATTCTTATTGAAGCTGCCCAATGGGGAGCTGATACAGAATTAGAAGAATGTTGTAAGCTATTCGAATCTAATTCTGTATGTGGCACCAAGTTTCAGCGGAGATCTTCTGTTCGAGATCTACGTGAAAAGCGTAGACCTTCACCCAAGCAAAAGACATTGACAGTGTCAATCACTGGTACTGAAGATGAACTTGAACAACTCATTCGCAAACTCAAACATGAACAACAAATCTCGATTGAACTTTGACAAAACTATCGCAGGATTCAACATTACCGAGCGCGGTGTGCGCTCGTACAGTAAATCAATTAAGCTTGGTCCATTCCAAGTAACACTTAACGCACGTGAGTCTGGCTTACGTGGTACCATTGGTATCCCTGGCACAGGCGTTTCAATTCCAAACATTAAGCTAATCTAAAGATCTGGGCATCCGAAAGCAACGCCGCGTCCAGGACACGCCGTAGGTGTAAGTCCCAGATCTTGTCCACTAACTCAACTCAACTCATGTCTGCTTACGTCGAAAACCTCACCTTGTTTGATCGCATCAATCTTGCTGCCTGCGCACAGCGCAGAGCAACAGAAAATGTGTTGGATTCAACACGATTCAATGGCGAGTTTGACACAGCACGTCTGTGGATGAAGTATCGCCTTGTCAAGTACAGCAACTATTCATTTATCGAGGGCAACTGATGACAGTCTTAGCAATCGAAAACACTTCATTCACTGACACTCATGTCACAGTTACAGCAGTTGTTGACGAGATGCGCCTGCTCTATCGCGGAAGTCGTCTCGACCCTGAAGAGTGGGCTCCTGCATTGTGTCAAGCAACTATTGAGTTGGATCCAGAGGAACAAATCCCTCTTGATGAAGATGGCTTCTGTGCCTATCTTGATCACCTCGATCCTCAATGGCAAGTACTAGATCCGGAGGACATCGGATGATTGGCTTCTCAATTGAATTCAAACGTTGGTACTTTGTACTACGTGGTCCTAAGGGTCGTGTGTACTTGGCAACTGGCTTTGCTAAACGCATGCCAGTCATAACGCCGATTGGCACCTATGACATGGAACAGTACATCGAAGAGACGTCACTGTTCTTAGATATACATCGGTACGAAGACTGATCACACGTCCTGGACATGACGTTAAACTGTCTATTTCATTTACTCATTTAACCCAATGGAAATCAATTCTCCAACGCCACCTTTAGATCTTGTTAATGATTGGATGACGCATTGGTATGACGACAATCAAACCGATGATACCCAAGAAATGTACATTGCAACTAAGGCTGCAATGTGGGGTGCTATCTGGGGTGCTACTAATGCGTTAGAAACAGCTATCAAAGACACATCTCCTGTTCACTGGCGTGTAGCCGGTGGTGCAGAAGATGGTCAGCAAATAGTACGTGTTATTGATCTAATGGAATGGCTTGCACAATTCCGTAAAGAATATGAGGAGAAGATCAATGGCTGAACTTTCACCAGTAGCAAAATCAATTTTGAAAGCTGCTTATAAAGCAACACGAATTCCTGATTGGCAGAATAAGTTTTATTCCAGCTATGCTGCTGCTGTGCTTCGTACTGCCGTAGAAAAAGTGATTTCAAAGGAATGGCCAACTATTGAAGACTACAACGAATACGATCAAGGCTTTGCTGCTGCACACATCAACTATCGAAATCAACTTTTAGATATTGCTGATGAACTTGAAAGCTTGACTTGATCAACCGTCCTGGATATGACGTTAAACTGTCCATTCCCTTTACCTACACTACACCATGCAATTTGCTCTGCCTTCCAACTTGCAAACTGAACTGCTTGCCTATGATCCAAAGCGCAAGGCTTTGGCTAAGCAACAACAGGCCAACAAACCAAGTGCTAAACCTAAATATCCACTTGGTAAGATTCCTTGTCTGATTCCAACGAATGTTGTACGTGAAGCAGATCAGCTAGCGGCTATCGAACGCATCAATCAGCAACCTGCACCACAGAGGTACCAGGTGTTTACTACGCCTGTGGATGTAGCAACTCCGCAGGCCAGACTCAAAGTCATTGCCATCCTGTATCACTATGAACAGGTGTGGTATGCAGCATGGTTACCTCCCAAGCAGGAGAAAGATCAGTACATCTATGGTCATGCGTATGCATTCAAGAACACATCCGCAGCAGCAAATACTGCACCTAATTGGATATGGAACAGCAAAGATAAGTGCATCATGCACGACATCGGTCGTGGTTCTCAACTCTTTACGTATATCAAGAATATAACAAGAGATGAGATCACAGCTACCGATGGTAATGGCTGGACTAGTTACCAGTGGAAAGCAGCTAATCTTTTCCAGCGGAAGGGATATGAAATCCGTGACAATGCTGTGCATCAATTCGAAGCAAGCCTAAGGGAAGACCTGCCAACATGGGAGGATTCACGTGGTTTGTTTGATCGCATCCGCTGCAAGAACATCTTTGATGCAGCAGGTATTCCACACATGACGTCAAGATACCTTGATGTCGAACGTGGTCTTACTGTTGAGAATTTTATTGATGGTGCAATTAAATTTAATGAAGAGAGTTGTGTTTCATTTACATACACATCTGTTGTAAAACTAACTCACATTATTACTAAACCTGCAATCCGTAAGCTATTACAAGAAGAACTTGATCGCAGCATCACCGCATATAACAATCCTAATAATAGGAATCAGCTACCTATTAAACAAGGCTTCAACACTTTTGTTCAGATCATTAACTCTATTGATTGGATCAATGACATCTGGCCTGACTGTCCTATTGATTATTATCAAACTTACTTTAAAGAACTGAAGTACATTCGATTGAATCAGGTGCGTGTATGTAATGTTAACAACCAGTCAGTATTGATTCCTTGGTTACGTGAGCACATGCCAGTTGCATCTATGTTCACAATCATGCGTAAGTATCTTGAGCAGGATGAGCCTAGCCGTTGGACTGACAACGAAGTTGGTTATGCACGCCAGGGATTCTATCAGCTCAACGATACATTCTCAATGATCATTCGCATCCTAAGTAATGACAAAACACTTGAGCCTCCTAAGCGTTGGCGCCTGACTGAGTTCCACGACTATGTGCAAGCAGAGTCTTGGAAGATTGAGAATCCTAAGGAAACACTACGTCAAGATCTATTCCCTGAACCCATTAAGGTGAAGCGTCAAGATGAAGTGTGGACTTTCATCCAGCCTTTTGATACTCACCAGCTAGCAATGTGGGGCCAGGCTGTACGCAACTGCGTTGGCTCGGCATCACACTATGCGGAAGATATTAAGAAACGTAAACACTTCATTGTGTTGTGCATGGTTGACGGCAAGCCCACCTTCACAATCCAACTGGTTGTGGATCAGGGCGTTATGTCTGTCAAGCAGATTGCTGGCGTTGCCAACAGGAGTCTGGACTGTCAGCAGCGTGAGGCCTATACCGAGGCATTCCGTGAGGCGTTGCAACTCCGTGAATCTGCGCTAGCATCTGAGAGCTGAAGCCACAGCAGGGGGATCCTATCTTCGTTATATGGATCCCTCTTTACCTATGACTGACTACACCGATGATCAGTTACTTGCTATGGCCATGGCAAACCTTGGCGAATACATTCACGAAAACTCACCACACTATGTATTGATTGAAGAAGATTCTCGTAACGAGGATGACTACGACACATGGGAGTACGGCACTGAGCCGTTACCTCAAGACCACACTTGGCACTCCACATCAATTGATGTAGAGGTAAGTCCAAGTGAGGCCGACTAGCCCAACGGCAGAGGCAAGCGACTTAAAATCGCTCAAGTCCCGGTTCGAATCCGGGGTCGGCTACCAATTTACTTAACAAAATCCAATGACTTCAACAAACGATCGCTTTACTTTTTTCTCACGTGATGGAGTTAAAGTTCCTATAAATTGTCATCATTGTTTTTATTACATTCCAATGGATGATAATACTGGCGAATGTCATTACCATCCACCTGTTGGAAGGAATTTTGAATATGAACATATAGAAGACATTCCTGACAAACCAACAGAGTGGCTTTTCCCTACATTAGATGGTGCCAATTATTGTTCTAAATGGAAATGGAGTGGAGAACGAAAAGTAAACTAAGAAGTTTTTAGTTCTTAAATGACTAGGCATCTTACGGTGTAAGTCCTAGTTACCAAATCACACTCAATTCACATCATGCAAATCTTTGCCGCTTTCAAACATCTCATTCCTGAGTTCCATGCATTTAGTGATGAGGACAAGCGTTACAACATCGGTGCTACCTGGACCGATAACGATGGCCTGCGAGACTTCCACAATCTTGAGATGCGGTACGTCCGTAACTCAGAGCGCCTTGCTCTCCAGGGGGAGCCTCAGCCTGATGGTTCATGGAAGTACGTGGAACCCAACGGCAACACACACGTCATCTCAGCGGAGCGTGCACGTCACTTCATGGAAACCACACAAGCTCACGCCAGCATGATGTGTGACATGCTTGAGCGCCTGAAAAAGGCTGGCCTTTATGACAAGTTCATTGACACCGAGGCACGGCCTGCCTAAGATCACAGCGGAATGTTCGGCCCCTGCACAAGCGGGGGTCTTTTCTTCATGATCAGTTCATTGCAATCAGAAACAGCAACAGATGTAATGCAACTTATTGCAGATTGTATTCCAGATTCCGAATGGTATCGGGTACGCAATGCAATTGTTGAACGCATTGTTGATAACATGCCAGGTGAAATTTTATTCAGGTTGACAAACAGCCATGATGACTTTGATTTGGCTGAGATTATTCTTAAAACTCATTACGAAGAGTCTCCAAATGTTGAATTAATTGCCGATGCATTTAAGCTCATTGGCTCTGAGCAAACAGCAGATCTTCTCGATTCATTGAACATTCAAGAAACAGATGGCATTTCAAAAGGCAATCCTTCCTGACTGCCCTGAATGTAAACAACCTGGACTCAGAGTTATTGAATCAAGGAAGACTGATCTATCTACAAGACGCAGAAAGAAATGTGATTACTGTGGCTACAAGGTTACAACCCATGAAGTTACAGCAGACTTCTTTGAAGAAGCCAAGCAGAATCAAATTCTGGTTAAGCAAATGCGTAATCTTCTTGGTGCAGACCTACCCATTCCTGGGGTAGAACCACCCCAGATGGGGGTGGAAATCAAATGTGACGAATGCGTGCACAACAATGGCAAGCGTTGTGCATTTGACTTTCCAGAGTACGGCACAGATGAGTCGTATGATTGCAATCAGTATTCACTACCATGACACAAGAGCATTCAATCACGCCAGCGCCAGAGCTAATTACAGAATGGATTGAAAATTATTTTGGTTGCGTTGTTACCGGCGCACTTTCTGATCTTGAAACTGCTATTGCTACACAAGCTGCCCAATGGGGTGCTGACCAGGAACTTGAATCATGTTGCGCATGGGTTGATTGGAAATGCTCAGGCAATAACGCTCGCCAGCTTCGAGAAGATCGACGCTCCAAACCGCTGAGCTTGAAGGAACAATCCATTGCCTTGCTTGACTTGATCCAAGAAAGCAAGAAGCCTTGGCAGCTTGAAGACCTAGACGTAGTGCGCCGCGCCCTTGAACAACTACCTGATTAACCCCATGACAACCAAACCTCAATACAGCTACGCCATTGGCGATCGCGTAGCAGAACGTCCCAAGACCCATGGCATCTACACACGACATGCTGATGTTCGTCAACGCATTGCTCAATACCGTAAGCAACGGTATGGCACAGTCGTTGACATCAGAACCAAACGCATCAATGGTGATCGCAAGATGAAAGTACTTGTGATCCAGTGGGATAATCTCAAAACACCTACTGAACATGCCAAGATGCGTATCTGTCCCATCAGTGAACTGGACAGGCTGGCCAAGGAAACTATTGTGCCAGGGGAATGAAAGATCTTAGACCTTTTATTGCTGCAGCAATTCTTTTCTTTGGGTTTTTGCTTTTGTTTTATGGAATCTTTTTCACTGACAAACCAGAGGCAACAAACTCAGCTAAGTTCCAGGTAATTGACACCTATCAAGGTTGTGAGGTAATCAGGTACACTGATCCAACACAACGCTGGTACTACTTCCTTAAATGCTCATGAGTGACGTCAAGCTGATCTGGGTAACACCCAATGCAGAAGAGATGATCGTGAAAATGGCACGCGTAAGTGCGCCATCAAACCAAGACAACATGGAGACTGCGCCTAAGTTATTGCGTTATCTGATTAAACACAAGCACTGGTCACCGTTTGAGATGGCCAACATGTGTGTTGAAATCAACACAACACGTGGTATTTCACCACAGATCTTGAGGCATCGTTCATTTAGTTTCCAGGAATTCAGTCTGCGTTATGCAGATGTCTCAGAGGTGGGCAGTATTGTAATGCCGCATCTTCGTAGCCAGGACTACAAGAACAGGCAAAACTCCAACGACGATCTCAAGGAACGTCTTGGTGGTGAGAAGCTTGCTCACTTCTACAGACGCATGTCTACTATCCTGGAAGACTCCAAGCATCTGTACCAGGAGATGATCAGTGAAGGTGTAGCAAAAGAGTCAGCGCGTTTTGTACTGCCTCTTGCAGCACCTACCCGTCTTTATATGAACGGAACTCTTCGTTCATTTATTCATTACCTACAAGTTCGTTGTGACCCAAGCACCCAAGCAGAGCACCGAGAAATTGCAGAAGCAATCAAAGAAATCTTTTGCAAACAATTCCCTATCATTGGAGAAGCAGCCTTTACAAGAGCCTGATGAACTAAAGCAATGGCGATCAGAAGGTCGCGGTGCTTTGTTCTTTTAACTTAGTGACTTGCTCTAATCACCTTCCAATGACACAACAACATCCCATCACCCCACCGCCGGAGCTGGTGCAGCAGTGGGTGAATCAGTTTGCGGGCAATCAGGAATGTATGCCTGAGCAAATTTACATTGCAAGAGCCGCCGCCCAATGGGGCGCCGACCAGGAGCTGGAGGCGTGTTGTGAGTGGTTACAAGATCCTGATCTGAATGTGGACACTTACAAACTTCGCGCCGCCCGCCGCCCAAAGCAGTCGTCGTTGAAGGAGCAATCTATTGCCTTGCTTGACTTGATTCAAGGAAGCAAGAAGACTTGGCAGCTTGAAGACCTAGACGTGGTTCGCCGCGCTCTTGAATCAATCCCCGACCATACAAGTGAGGAACGTTACGATGTCGGATAAGCAATTCATTATGAAGAATTTGGCCCTTGACACGGAAAAATCGTTTTCGGAAAACACCGCTCCCAAGTGGCTTACCTGCGAAAACACTGTACCCGGATCAACTATGGACGATAGATGGTTCTGGGAAAAGCATGTACTCACACTTGAAGTCGGAGAGTCAATAGATACCGACTTTCGACGCATTACAAGAACGGCTTGACTGATGTGTCACTAACAACCCTCGTAGTGGAACCCACTTCTATGCCTGAACTTTCACCCACCGCGCAGGCAGTCCTTACTGCGTACAACCAGCGGGAATTGGCAGCTAAGCGAACAACCGCACTCGCCGCCGCCCTGCGAGCTGCTGCAGATCAGGTGGTGCCGAATGAACCAGCTCCGACAGGTATGAGGCCAGCAGGAGATGTGTACTCCAGCCGAGAGATACGACGTGGACAGCGACAAGAAACACGAAGCCAGCTCCTCGCCATCGCTGCCGAACTAGAAAACCAATGACTGAACTTTCTTCCGCTGCAACTGCAGTTTTAAATGCCTACATGAATAACTGTGGCTGGCTCGATGGTCCGTTTGAAAAAGACTATCGCTGTGCCGCTGCCGTTCTTCGTGCTGCTGCGGATCAGGTGGTTCCAGCGCCACGTCTTCCGTATGATTCTTGCTGTGATGTAAATGCATCAGCAATACGCGCCGAACTTTTAGCCATTGCTATTGAACTTGAAACCCAGTAGTCATTACCACTAATCACCCATGACACAAGAACATCCCATTGTTCCACCGAAACTGTTAGTAGAAGAATGGGTCAATGACTACTGGGCAAAGCGTCCGCAGGAGGGGTACAACCGGTATATTGCTACCCGTGCAGCTCAATGGGGCAAAGATCAGGGCAAGGAAGAAATCAAGCGCGAACGGCAAGAAGCCGCTGATCAAGAGCTGGAGGCGTGCTGCCAGGTGCTGTATGACAGGTACGACAGTGTTCGCCATGCAACTGGGTTTCCTGGAAGCGATATGAGCGATTGGCTCCGCGCCGTTCGCCGCCCCAAGCCGCCGAGCTTGAAGGAGCAGGCGCTTGAAATTGTGAGGGGAACTCCAGCAAACAGCGCCGGACTTTATTCCTATGAACACATAGAAATTATCCGCCGCGCCCTAGAACAACTCCCCGACAACGAGTAGTCGCTTCCACTTCTATGCCTGAAATTCTCTTTGCGATTTGCCTCACTATCGTTTGCCTTGCTGTCCTGGACTTTTGCCAGCGGCCCTCGTAGTCACCTTCCCTAAAAGGTAGCAACACTTTGTTTTTGCAATTCTTTGATGGCATGCTTGGACTCAACATCCGAGCGTGTCATCTTTTTCTTTTTGTTAACCAGGTAAACGATCAATGCTTTGTTCATTTGATTTGTCCTCCGGTGACGTAAGGGAAGTAACAGACGTTACGATACTTCAAACAGAGCCAGGGGCGATGTGCTAAATTCCACCAGGCCCTGTCTGCCTTGGCTTGATCTTCTTGGTTGTATTTGCAACCGCGATACGTTAACGTCATTGCTTTAGTATCTATTGATACGAAAAGTATATGACGATTGATGTACATGATGTCGTTCACTCTGTAACACAACACCATGAACATGATTGCATCTTTTAAGGTACCTGTTGCTTTTTATTTGGATTATGAACAACAACAAGAAGCAAGGAGAGCAATCAATACGTATTATCTTGGCGAAGCTGAGTGCAATTATTTAGATCCAGGAACAAAAGAGTATCTTCCAAAACATCCCGAAAAAGAAACTAAAGAGTTTAAAGAAGCTAGTAAAAATGTGTCTTGCGAGTGGATTGAGTATGTAACTGTTGGACTTGACTCGAATGGTTGTCTATCTCTTATTAGCTAAACATTCCCGAACGGGAAGATGGACCTGAGCACGTCCTTAAACTACTCATCAGTTTTCTTTATCATTCAGCTCAACTCAACACCATGAAACTTCTCAAGTTTTCCACCGGCAACGGCAAGCTCAAGAACCGACTCATCTTTAACCTGCCTGCTGGTTATGCATGCCCGCACGCTGGTGTGTGCAAGACCTTTGCTGATCGCACCACAGGTCAGATCACTGACTTGCCTCAGTACACAGGTGTCACAGCAGACCTTGAGTACCGCTGCTTTGCTGCCATGGCAGAGACCCGTCCCACCGTACGGGAAGCACGCTGGCACAACTGGGATCTACTGCGTGAAACCATTCACATGAATGGGAACCAAGCTGTGCTGTTGCGTGATCTGATCGACCTATCACTCTTGATGCAGCCAGCTAAAGAACTCATCCGTATCCATGAGAGCGGTGATTTCTGGACCGAGAACTATATGAAGGCGTGGATCATGGTTGCACAAAGTCGTCCACAACAGAAGTTCTATGCATACACCAAGTCTCTTGGTATGTGGTACAACTTGCGTGACATCATTCCTGACAACTTTTATCTCACCGCATCACACGGCGGTACGCTCGATTACCTGATCGACAAGTATCCTGATGTGTACCAGCGGGTTGCTCACGTTGTCTATACAGAAGAGCAGGCGGCAGAGCTTGGACTCAGCATCGATCATGATGACAGCCATTGCTTAGGTAACAAGCCGTTTGCACTCCTGGTCCATGGATCCCAACGTGCTGGGTCTGATGCCATGGCTGCTATCACACAACGCAAGAAAGATGGCAAGTTTGTAGGCTACGGTAAGACAAACAAGAAATAATTCTGTAGACACTTGCGGATCAGGTGAAATCAGATATCATGCACCTGTCTTTCATCTGATCCATGTCTTACGTCATTGCTTGTTGGCAGGAGGGCAAGCCTTATGCCATTACTGCCAACAGTAAATCCAATGCATTTGAGTTGATTCCGCTAAACTCTGATGTAGCTTTAAACAAGATCTTCTCTCATCCCTACAGGGCTGGAGCACAGCAGATCTTGACGTGGATCAACAGCAATGACCAAGACCTTGCCGGTAAAGAACTCCAGGTTCGAGATGAATCCGAATTCCGTAAATGACAAATGGTTTGTATTTGATTTGGAATCGGATGGACTCTATGACAAGGTCACTAAAATCCATTGCATTGTTATCTATGACATCACAGGCCAACAAACTTTTACTTATGGGCCTGATCGCATTGCTGATGCTATTGCTCATCTGGCAACCGCTGATGTTTTGATTGGCCATAATGTTTGTTTCTACGACATACCTGTTCTGCAAAAGTTGCATTCATTTGATTGCAAAGCACGCATTATTGACACACTCATTTGCACACGATTGATCTGGCCTAAGGAGAAACTCTATGAACTTGACGAAGAACAATATCCGCAGGTTCCAAAGAAGAACCGAGGTGCCGCATCACTTAAGGCCTGGGGATGGCGCTTGGCCGATCATAAGATCGACTTCAAAGACTTCTCCGAATATTCTGAAGAGATGCTTGCGTATTGTCAGCAAGACGTTGCAGTCACGACGAAACTCTGGGCGCACATCACTAAACAAAACTATCCGCAGTCAGCGCTTAAGCTGGAGCACGACTTTGCCAATGCAATTAATAAACAAATTAGAGCAGGTGTTCCTTTTGATGTGGATGCAGCTCTTGATCTTGTGGATAATCTCCGAGCAAAAGAAACACAGCTGGAGTCACAACTAAAAGAAATCTTTCCTCCTATCAAGCACAGTACTTGGTTTACACCCAAAGTAAACAACGCAACACGTGGTTATGTCAAGGGAGTTCCTTTTGAAAAAATCCGATACGAAGAATTCAATCCTGGATCTCGTGACCAAATTGTTGAGCGACTCAAAAGTAAGTACGGATGGGAACCTGAAAAAACAACTGAAAAAGGAAATCCAATCCTTAATGATGAAGTGTTAGAACAGCTGCCATACCCAGAGGCCAAGCCCCTGGCAGAATATATGCTCGTCAAGAAACGTCTAGGTCAAATCATTGATGGAAACAACTCTTGGCTCAAGCTGGTTAATAATGACAGCGGTTGCATGCACGGTGACGTTGTCACTAATGGTTGCATCACTGGTCGTGCTAGTCACCGATACCCAAACATGGGTCAGGTCCCTGCAGGTTATTCGCCATACGGTAAGGAGTGCCGTTCATTATTTCATGCGCCACAAGGATGGAACATGATTGGTATTGATGCCAAAGCTTTGGAGTTACGTTGTCTTGCCGGTTATCTAGCCCTGTGGGATAACGGAGAATATGCACGTGTTGTAACAAACCCTGACATTGACATTCACGTATACAACCAAGAAAGGTTTGGTGTTGAAACACGTGACATAAGTAAGAGATTGCTTTATGCCGTACTGTATGGTGCAGGTAATCTCAAGGCAGGTACTATTATTAACCCAAATGAAAAAGATGAAGAAGTTCTGCGACAACTAGGAAGAACTGCAATTAATTCATTCATGAAAGGTGTGCCTGCACTTAAAGCACTTAAGGAACAAATCGATGGTTACATTAGATCCAGGGGTTATCTCATTGGTCTTGATCGCCGTATTTTATATTGTCGCTCAGCGTTTAAAGGATTGAATGTCCTGTTGCAATCAGCAGGTGCAATCTTAATGAAACAAGTTGTCATTAACATTCATGAGAACATTGAACATAAGCTTGGCTTGGTCCATGACCAAGACTGGCAGCAAGTCTTGATGGTCCATGATGAAGTACAGATTGTTTGTAAGCCTGAACACACAGAACGCATCCGTGATCAGGCCATGGCAGCCTTCCCGCAAGCACAGAAATTCTTTGGCTTCCAGTGTGAGATCGAAGGCGATTCTCGTGTAGGATCCAGCTGGGCAGAGACGCACTAACTACCATGGCAACCAAACGCACACCTACTCTTAAACAACTTTTTAATACATGGAAAAGGTATAAAAAAATACAAAGTCAACTAACACAAATTCAACACGAGTTAAACAGCATGGCTCAAAAGATTGACTATGCTACTGAGTTAATTCGTGATGAAGATAATGTATATAGAGTTACTGCCAAGGGCCGTTATGGTTGTTATGAAATTGAACAAATTGCTTGCGCAGAAGAACTAAACAATCTCCTAACCAACTCCTAATTATCTCCAAATTAGGAGTTCGTCCTAAGCATGACGTTAAACTGCTTTAACACTACCCATCTGATCTGATGAATTACGTTGATGTTTGTGCAATCCTGAACGAGGAACCTCGTCAGGTGTATACAAGTGCAACCGCATTCAATTACTGCGCAGAAGTAACGCTTCCGCCAGCTAGCAACAACAAAGCTCCTACCGTACTTGCCCTCAATGTCTACGGGAAAACTGGCGAAGCATTCAAGGGAATGCCTAAAGGAGCCAGGATTTATATTCACGGCGCCAAGTTACGGTTTGATGTCCAATCAAAAACGTATTCGCTCCATGGAGGAGTTGTTGCTCAAGTTACTGAAGCATTCCCCGTCTTTAACGACGTGATCTTAACTGGTCGTTGCATCAAAGATATTGATCAAACAGATGCACGCGCTTTTAAAACAACGGCTGATGGTTTGATGATTGCCAATCAAACACTATCAGTTAATACTGGTCGCAACCAAGCTGATCTGTTCAACTTCTACGCTATTAACACAGCGCAAGACAAGTTCAATCAAGCTGAATTGCTTGTGAACTTTACCAAGAAGGGAACAGGTATTACGATTCGTGCTCGCCTTGTTACCGATGCATGGACCGATAAAGAAACACAAGAGCGGCGAAGTGTTACCAAGTTACAGTTGATTAATATGACTCTTGCTCCTAAGAGCAGTGAGTCTCAACCGAAACAAGTGACATCTCAGACAACGGTTGCATCCACCGAGAATGTTGCTAACCTATGGGGCGGCAAGACCGTTGAGGAGTCCACTGATCCCTGGACTGCAGGCCCCAACACTGGACTGCCTGACCTCCCTGGTCAATACGGCAACGCACCTGAATTTAACGACGAACCTCCATTCTGATGTCAACTCAGCCCGAAGATCAATTTACTTTCCTCTATGAGGACGGTAAACGTAAAGTCCTGCATGAGTTCCAGGGCATTGCAACTGATGAAATTGTTGATGAGATGATCCAATTCCTTCGTGGTGTTGGGCATCTCGAAATCAATATCATCGAACGGCTGCATGAAATCTCAAGACAATATCTTGAGTTATATGAAGCTACGTCAACGATCAAACTGCCGATGCAGCAGGATGATCTTGATGAAGTAGAGTGATCTCTCGTCCTCTGGTACGACGTTAAACTGCCTGTCCTTGACTACGAAACAACCATGACTACTGCCATGACGACCAAGAAAACTGCTGCGCTTGCAACCAGGAGCCTCGATTCTTTCAAACTCTTCCAATCCAAAGAATTTGTCTCTGGATACCAAAATCTGGTTACTATTCAACCCCTTAACAAATCCAAAGTCCGAGGTTGGTTTGTGCGGAAATCAGACCTGGACACTTGCGGATGGAGTGCCACTGAAAATCAATTTGCTAAAGGTTCAGTTATCTGGGACTACAAACAAACTTTTGGTATGGCTCCCAACACTTCAATTGAAGAAGGACTTAATTTTACTGAGCCTCGTTTGCAAATCCTTTTACGTTCTCCCCTCATGGTTGAGGAGACAACAGGGATGAGGCAGACGATCGGAACCTTTGAGGATCCGGAAGTCAAAGCCATGTTTGATAACGACAAAGTAGCCGCTGATCTTGCCAACAGCAAAGGTGAGATGTACAAACGTAAGTACAGCGTACGCACAAAGTACCTGGTCTACATCCTGACCGAAGACAACAAGCGTGCACATAAGATTCCTATGGTGCTTACACTCAAGGGTCTTAATGGCACGGATGTCAGCGACAAAGTCAAGCTGTACGAAAAAGAGATGTCCAAGTGCCTGAGCAAGGCGCTGGACTCTGAGGTACCCCTGGCATTCAACGAGAAGTTCTATGCCACCACGGTGTTTGTTCCCGTACTTGCCAACGAGATGCGTGGTGCAAACAACGTGGAGATCTGTGCTATCGAATCGTTTGAGATTCCGGATTACAGCACGCAAGATGAAGCGATTAATTCGCTTAATCGCCTCAGCATTCCTGATGAAGATCGTGAATCAACCTGGAAATTCCAGGAGATGTTCAGCGATTACATCAATCAGCATGCAAGACAGGATGCACAGAAGCTTGGTGGTGCCTATGGAATCAAGGAGGGTGTTGAAATTCTCCCCGTTTCTCGTACCACGGATGCAGTAGATGTGAAAGCATTGCCTGCCCGTGATCCTCTGACTGGTGAGGATGATTCACTCCTTTGATTTCTGCATGTAATTCTCTTGCATGAGATCCATAGCATCAGAGACCAATCCTTTGATTGCTATTTGACGTTGTGTAGCGATCTTGGTCAACAAGGTCGCTATTTCTTTTAGCTCACTTACCGAATTACATTCATTGATTTGACGTATCATCTTTTCTTGCCAGAAAGAATCTTCTGGTGAGATTTCAAATTTCAACATGTTATTCAATTAGTTTGTATCATTCTACGTACCCATTTAAACTTGACCTGATTCCACTGAATGTGTTAAGGATTACAAAATGAAACCTGAAGACAAAGCAGCTCTCAAGGTGGGAGGTGCCACAGCCCTGATTGTTGGTACCATTGCGTTTTGCATACCAAACCCCGCTGCCTGGGCGGCAGTGATCTGGGGATCGTATAAGATGGGTAAGCAGGCCAGGGATCGAGAGATCAGCCGGCAGGCCAAGCGTCACTGGTCTGCGGACCAGGACAACACCATCTGATTCAAACCATGCGTAAACTATTCCAGCTCTTGTGGATAGGCCATGAACACAAATGGAAGATCATTGAAGAAAGTAGTTTTCAATACGAAGGTAGCTTTAGTAGTTACCGATGCATTCGTTACTACCTTCAATGCGAGGTATGCGGTGATGTAAAAATACGCGACATGCGTTAACAACCAATTCAATTTGATTTAATCCATGACAACTCAACTTCAACAACAAGAATTAAATCCTGCGCAAGCTCTAATCTACACACGTACTAATATCAGTCGTGCATTCCAGGGGTTTGATGACACCGAAATTGCTGGCATTTATCTGCGAGGCGATGATTGTCTTGTGGTGCGTCGCGATGGTAGTGAGCAGACTTACCCAAGGGAGCTAATCAAGCTTGCCTTTACCAATTACACTAACCGTCTTAAAGATTTCTTTTCTTACCTTGGTCCTAATTATCGTGGCCCTAGTGTATGGCACAACAATGCTTACATTATGTTTAAGGGCTGGCACTACACGCACGCACTCGGACACCTGACTTCCAATGCAAAACTACAAGCTCACTGGGCAGACAAATTTATACACCTATCAGACTCCAACAAGCTCATCACCCTCCTTCAATCTGACCAAACGGACATTGGACATCTGGTTGCGCCGGACGGGTTGCGGCTTACGAATCGGCCGATTGATTTGGACTCTGACATGGAGGAAGAAGGGTCAGGTGTATCGCCCGTCACTCCTGAACCTTATTGCTCATGTGGGTCCTTTCAGCGTCAGCTTCTTAATGTTTCAGAATTTCAGGCTGAGATCCAGGGATTCAAACCCTGGTGCATCCACCTGAGTTGGTTCAACAAGTACAGAGAGTTGCTGTGCAAACGCACAGAAGCACGTAACGCCAGTCCCAGTGGCACACCTGAGAAGTGCGTGGCCTGGTGGTATGCACCGCCTAAGGACTCAATCAGTGACGGACGCTTTGTATTGTTGTATACAAACCATGGAGCACAAGCTCCTCTCAGTCACTGGCGTACCTACAAACCTAACGAAGTGTTTACTCAGCACCATGCATGGGATCTGTTTTTCAATATGATGGAGGCTTCCTACGTACCATTCCCTGGAATTTCATTACCTCAACTCAAGTCCGCAATCAAGAAACAATGATTGAAAACGAAATTGATTACAAAACTGAATACCACCGTATTGCCCATACTGTGAGCAAACACTTTCCCGAATGTGAAATCACCACACTTGATATGGTGAAACTTTTAATCCATGAAAACAACACGCTTCGAATGGCCCTTAAGATTCCAATTGCTCGTAATGTACTCTGGCGTATAGAAACTGATGACAATGACGGATGACATCTTTGGCTACGCACGTCTGGTCCCTCACTCCCGTTTGTGGAAGAGCAGCTCGATGACTGATGACACCCTTGAATACGCACGTCAACTTGTTGCAAACCAACCCATGAAACTTCCAGCGCATCGCAACTACCATCTTGAAATTCCTGATGATTTGCATTGGGAGTTAGTCAGGCTTGGCGCAGAACTTAAGATGGACTATGAAGTTTATGCAGAAGAAATTCTTAAGATGCACGCAGAAGATGCAATAAGTAAACGGATTGTTGCCAGGGCATACAACGATCCGAGCTGGGTGTACAAACTCAACCTTGAATGTATTGAAGAAGAAGATGGTTCCATGACCATTCACATCGAGTGGGATGAAAAGGATCCTGATCTTCAATACTGGACAAACCTTGGGTCCAAGGGGCAGGAAAACCTTATACTGACTGCGTTGCGCTCCGCTTGCAACTCTGTTTTATCCAATCATGACAATTGACACCTACGGCCTCACCACTGAACAATACACTGAGTTCTTCCATAAGAACTTAAGGTTTGCTGCCAAGCTTTACCTTGATACCTGCAACATCTTGAGCAGTGAAGGAGTCGGCAATGTTGACTTCAAAACTGTCTTAGATATGTACCAGGAAGCTGTGTACACAACCAATGATGACTGCCGTCGTTATCAAAAGAGCAACAACCCCGAAGCTCTGAAGGAAAACGATGTGTATGGCGTTGTTTCTTCTCGCGAAGAGCTTACTCAAATGATTGAAACATTGGTAACTTACACAGAGGCTCTTGATGCCAAACTTGAAGCACTGACCGAGTACGTCAACAACCTAGTCACTGTTACCACAGCAGGTCTTGAGGGTATTGCCACGACCCTTGATGACAAGGTAGACTGACCACGCACAAGCCTTGCAGGGTCGCCGTCCTGGTCATGACGTAAAACTGACCGCCACTTCAACTCACTTCATCCAATGTTTGAATTCATTTGTGCCGCCGTGCTTCCGGTGATCAAAGATTTGCTTTGGGCTGCAGCCGGCGCGCTGTTGACTTATTGCATGAATAAATTAACAAATAGTTGGGCATGAACAAAACACATGCAATTAAGTTCTATACAAAACTTGCTGGGCAATATGGTTTCAAATTGATCAGATGGAAAAAGCATCTGGTATTTCGCAATGACCAAGGCAAAACTTTTGTTGTGTCTTCCACGACATCAGATCCTAGGTCAATCAAAAATCACTTCTCAGATCTCAAACGTTTAATTCAAGACAATGACTCAGATCACACAAGCTAAACTAAAAGACTTATCCATCATCAAGCTTTACGAACACTACCGTGCTCTTGAGCAATCACTGCCTTTACTTACTCCTGAGTCCCAGGAGCTGGCTAAAGCCGAGCTGGAGTCTTGTGCCAACCTACGGTCAGAAAAAGTTGATCGCGTTTATTACGCCATGGCGGCGCATGAAGACGCCCTGGAACGCATCAAGAAAGAAGGGGATCTCATCACGCAAGCCAAGCGTCACCACGAATCCCAACTGCGGTCGCTCAAGGGTCTGTTAAATTATTTGCGTCGGGTCCTCCCTCAAGACTCGAACAAAATCACAGGCCGTAACTACCAGTTCACCCTTGTTAAAAAGAAGGACCTCACAGTCGAAATCTCCTCGGACCCGGAGTTTTGGCACACTGAAGAAAGAGAACTTTATTGCGTTACAGAAGAAGTCACCACAACAAAGCGAGTTGTGTTACGTTCAATGTCAGGAGAGATCCTTGATGAAAGGATCGAACCCAAAACAACAACTAAAGTCCTCCCTAATCTCGATGCCATACGCAGCGCCTATCAAGAAGGCAAGCACCTCCCCACTGGAGTCAAAGTCCTCCAGGAATATTCCGTCCGATCAAAACGAATCTTTGCAGAACCTAAGCTGGACATGGTTTCATCCGAGTATCCAGGAGAGCTTCTACCAGAAGATCCAGGCTCCGACTGATGCCGAAGATGCACGCATCAAGATGAGTTGCCATGAGCATGCTATCAAAGACTTTGATCTTCAACTGGAGATGAATGGTCTGCAAATGGCTATGCTCATGGAGGAAGGCAAGGTGCTGGACTATCACATGAGTGAGTACGAAGACCTTGAACAAAAGAAACTCAAGCTTCTTGTTGGCAAACGATTCCACCAGAATGCAGCCAATGCATATTGGTATCACATGCAACGAGAAAAAGCTGGTAAATAAACTGCAATACAATAGTTAAAGCAACAGGAGTTCCATGGGCGGTGATCCAGTTTTAAACAAACTTATTGCTGGGTTTACCCAGGATGGAACTCCTCTTTCGGCAACAATTGGGTCAAAGATGGAACATGGTGTTGTCATCCTGACAGCAGCCATGCTTGCCAATGAAAACCTTGCATCCTCAATGGATGCAGAAGAGATGGTAGATGCTGCCATTAATTACTACAACGTTATTCAACAACGTCTTGGTTATTACCAACAGCATCAAGCACATTCATTAGAACGTTTGCTGGGTAGTTGAAATGGCCCTAAATAAAAACTACAACGCTGAAAGCGCTTGGAATTATTTGGGGACAGGTTTGTTTGATGGACGTGGCGCCTATGACTATGCCGTAGCACCAAGTCATTTGCAAGAGTTTGCAAGAATTACAAGAATGCCTAGCTTTCCTCAAGTTGGAGATGGACGTGCACAATATCGTTTTGATCCTGGGCAGATAGATAAGTATTTATTAGCAATCAACAACTATCCAGAAGTTGCACTTAACAATACGTTGGCTGGAAAATTTACAAAACTTTTTTAATGCCGCGTGCCATATCCTAATTTGTTGCTACAGTAATTGCACCCTTACAACAAGGAATGGAACCTGTTTACACAACCAAACTCACAGTGTCTTTTGCTATTGACCTTGAGGTGGAGTACAACTCTTTTGGTGGCAAAACCGTAGATGAAATTGCTACGGCACTCCAAGATGATCTAGATGATCTATTATTTGAACTCCCTCACGTAGAGGGTGTTTACACAACCCTTACTAACCTTGGCTTCAATGACTGACGATCTTGCTACCAAACTCAAAACCGCTGGTGCTTTTGATACGCCTTGGCTGAAAAAACAACTCCAGAGCTGGAACGTAATCGCTGAGCAAAAGAAAGCCGACTTCATGGAGCACATGTACAAATGCTCAGGTCGGACCAACGGGCTCTACACTGGTCTGTGGCAAGACTTCTGTATCCGTGAGGCAGGTCCTATTATGCGTGAGCGGTACTTTGAAATGATGGAAGCAGTCCGTCTGTACGAAGAGGGTTTGCTCGAGCCTATTTCTTAAGGTTTACACTGAACCCTACTTTTGTTTAGGGCATGCCACTATGGTGGTATGCCTCTTTTACTTATGGACACTTCACAAGAACCTGTGGATACCATCAAGCAATGGCAAGACTGGTATCGTAAACACCGCATCGTTGCCGAGATTGATGTCCCCTTAGTCACCAAGGAGTCTCGTGAGAATCTACATGAGACATCTAATGCAACAACTACCCTAGACGGTAGCAACAATCTACTAACTGACTACTGTAAAGCTATGTCTTTCCAAAAAGCAAAAGAGTATTTTGCAGACACCGTCGCTGAGTTTGCCAATGAACTTTCGGGTAAAGAACTTTACAAAGCCTTTTATGCTGCTGCCATGGACAACATGGAATGCGTAGAAAAGGAATACAATAAGGCCAAGCAACTCGTTGACATGCTGCGTTGTAACAATGTCGCGCCTTAAAGATCCCGACTACCCCACCTGGGTATGTCATACATGTGGCCAAGACTATGGCACTTGGTATAAAAAAGGTTCTTACATTGGGCCTCCATACCACTGTGCTACTTACCACATTGGAACATGCGAGGTGTGTGGTGCAGAAAAAATTGCTGTAACTGAACCACGGGACTATGGACATTTAGAAGGTGAGTGGAGGGCTGCGATAATAAAGAAAAAAGAAGAGAAGTCTAATGCCGGTTTATAGAGAGTCAGGTGGAACAATCCTGTACGACGTTGTAAAAGTACAGACGTGTAGTGGACAACCGCTAGAGGTAACGTCTTCTCCCAGCTCAAGCCCTGTAGTTGTTACAACTGCGGGCACACCAGCGGGTGATGCCTTTGGTCGTGCACGTGTATCTGAACCGCTTACACTCTTTGATTCCAGCCATCGTTACCAAGACAATGGACTGTGGGCTACTGCTACCGGTACTGGATCTGACGCAACGTTTGATGCTAACGCTGGTCTCGTAAAACTCAACGTACCCACCACATCTGGTGCATACGTCAAGCGGGAAACCAAAAAAGTGTTTGCGTATCAGCCAGGGAAATCCTTATTAGTTCTTTCAACGTTTACATTGAATGCTGCTAAAACCAACCTGCGTCAGCGGGTTGGTTATTTCAATGATGACAATGGACTTTATGTACAATTAAACGATTCGACTCTTAGTTTTGTTGAGCGTAATTCTGTAGCTGGGACGCTGGCTGAAACAGTTGTTAATCAAGCCGATTGGAATATAGATAAATTAGATGGCACTGGACCATCTGGTTTGACGCTTGACATTAGCAAAGCGCAAATCTTCTGGATGGATATTGAATGGCTAGGCCTTGGCACGGTCCGCATAGGCTTTGTTATCAACGGTTCCTTCATTCATTGTCATTCATTCCATCATGCAAATATAATTGGCGGAACGTATATCACCACAGCGTGTTTACCTCTGCGCTACGAGATTGAAAATCTTGGGACTACTGCAAGCGCCAGTACATTAAAACAAGTTTGCTCTACTGTTATTTCAGAAGGCGGCTATGAATTACGCGGTAAACAAAACGCTGTTGGAACTCCAATTGATTCACCGCGAGATCTAACGGCAACAGGTGTTGCTTATCCTGTTGTCTCGGTGCGCCTGAAGAGCAGTCCTGATCGCCTTGATGCAATTGTCGTCCCAACTGCTGCAAGCATCCTAGGCGTTGGTAATAATGCTTTCTTTGAATGGAAGCTGCAAAGTAACGCCACAACATCTGGTGGCACATGGACCAGTGCTGGTGATTCATCTGCTGTGGAGTATAATCTCAGCGGCGTTAGCTCCAGTGGCGGTGTAACTCTTGCGAAAGGATACGTGTCGTCTACTACGCAAAGCACCAACGCAATTGATATCCTAAAGGCTGCATTGTTCCAGTTTCAATTGCAACGGAACGGTTTAACAGGAACTCCGGAAGAATTTAGTATCTTGATGCAAACAAAAACTGCTGGTGATGATGTTTATGCATCGCTTGACTGGGAGGAAATCAGTCTCTGATAAACTGGAATTACTGATTAAAAATCATGTATACTCCTGGTCCTCAAACGCAACAACCACCCCAGATGGGGGTAGAACCACTCAATACTGGAGTAGCTCCAGAGCCTCAGCCCAAGCCTAAAGCTCCTGCCAAGAGCAAGGGGAATGATGTGGGTGGCTTTATCCAGCAGTTGATTGCACTGATGGCTTACGTGCATCAGCTTCAGGTGCAGGCACATTTACTCCACGCCAACTACGAAGGTCCAAACTTTTTTGGTGTTCATAAATTTCTGCGCAAACAGTACGAAGCTCATCTTGAGCAATTTGATGCATTGGCTGAGTACATTCGTTCTCTTGATTATCTTTTACCGATGTGTCATAAAGGTTTGATGGCTGCAAGCCCTGAATTCAAACATTGCACCTCCTATAAAGGTGCTGAAATGCTTGGCGTGTATTACAAGAATCTTGAAGAGCTAGGCATGAAAGCTAAAAAACTAGAATCAATAGCTCAGCAAGTAAAAGCTATTGATGTGGCTAATTATTTGGCAGACGTCGTTGGACAATCTTTTAAAGCTGCTTGGCAAATTAAAGCTACTCTTCGGAATCCTTGAGATACAATATTGCATTTGATAACAAAGCAATGTTATCGTTTAGCATTCCAAGTGCAGTATTACATTTAACACAAAGCAAACCTCTTACTTTTCCTGTTGTATGACAGTGATCTACAGATAGTAAATTACGGGTTACGCATGGGTTTTTGCAAATTTTACAAACACCATTTTGTTTTGCATACATTTTTTCATATTGTTCTAAAGTAATTCCATACCTTTTAATCCACCGTTCTTGTTTCTTTTTTAAATTTAAATTATGCCAGTGTTTTAAAGAGGCTTTGCGATATATATCGGGATTTGTTTTTCTGTATGTATTGTAATAATCTTTTGCACATTGTTTACAGCGTGCTTGTTTGCCATCTTTAACTCTTGATTCATTGTAATATTCATCAAGAGATTTTTCAATTCCACATTTTGTGCACTTTTTAGTTTCCATTGTGAATTTTTAACTGTGAACATTGTAACAGTATTTTTCCCAGTGCTCAAGTCTATGGCAGTTGCAACATAACGGTATACACTTACTGATTTCTTCTTCTACTCTGCTCCAGGAATAGCCGTGGTTCACCATGGATGAAATGTTGTTGTCCTTGTCACCTACGTGGTGGAACTCAAGGACACGATGATCATCCAGCCCACACTTCTGGCACTGCAAAGTCTGTTTGTACTCCAGCAGCTTCTTTCTATTTTTATCGATACGTTTCTTGGCGTCAGCCCAAGCCATTCATAACTTTTATTCGTGTACTTAATATACGGCATTTATTGATGTTTGTTATATCGAGATGACAGGGATCGAACCTGTGACCCTCTGCTCCCAAAGCAGATGCGCTACCGCTGCGCTACATCTCGGAGTAGGGCGAGGATGTCCGCCTACGTTCACCGACCATCGCTAGGGCTGTGTTACCACAAACTTAACGGTGAATCTACGATGCGGCCGAGGGGATCCTTCGTTTAATGCAACGTTCCTTGTTGCACCCTAAGGGGGCGGACTGGGACTTGCACCCAGACTGAGTTCCAGTTGTCCTGGCTGCCTCTACTTGGGCTACCCGCCATATAGATGGATGCAGTGTGACTGGCGTACCGACAATCGGGCTGTGAGTTAACCAGGCGTATCCAGACAGTGACTGCACCTCTATC